CCCAAATATAAGAAATTTGGAGTTATCATTTATTAAACAACTATTAATAAACACTTTAATTCAGATAAACTAATATCAATGTAAATCATTCGTAAAACCGAAGGCAATAAATGTCATTTTTAAACTGAATTGCTATGCAAATATAGATAATAGAATTATATAATGAAAGTAAAGTAGATTATAATAAGAAAGGCAGCTCATTCGGCCGCCTTTTTCAATTCTTCCAATTTCTCTCTAAATTTCCGGAACATGTCAATCGTCGGGTAAAACGTCGGATTCTCCCAGTTCTTCGAGATCATCTGGATCATTGCCTCTATATGACTTTTGCAGTCTATTACTTTGATGCATTTGTCTAGGACCAACTCTCCTTCCGGGTAGGTCTTGTTATTTAATGTATTCTGCGCCCAGGTGAGCAGCTCTCTGATCGATTCTTGATCGTATTTATTTTCTTCCATGATTTTTAATTTTCGGCAAAGGTACAAAAAAGCCCGGCATGTTGTATACCGGGCGATTCCATTTTAAAAGAGGCGTTATAAATGGAAAGGAGCTATTTTTTCTTTGCATCTTTCTGATGATATAAAGGTATACTTTTTAATCCATCAATATGTTCATATAGATCATTTTCGATATGTTCGCAATGCATAGGATCAAGAACAAAATCAATCCCTTCACGTCTAGCCAATTTTGCAGCAGGGACAAAATCTGAATCTCCAGAAATAAGAACGATTTTATCTACAAAACCTTTTAAAGATAAAGAAGCGATGTCAACACCAATTTTCATATCAATCCCCTTTTGACGCAATTCATAATATACGTCATCCGCATTAATGTCATCAAGAGAAATCTCTTTCTTTAATAATTTTCTCATTGTGTTATCATAGAAAAGCCATCTTTTGCTTTCCTTAATATTACCTAGACGCAGAGCGACTTTTCTCTTTTTCTTAAGTTCGTTTATTAACTCACTTCTGCGGATAGCCTCTTCTGTTTTAGAAAAGTCTATACATTTATTAGAGACAGGATTATGTATCTTTTTGGCGAATGGTACACAATCATAATAAAAAATGCGATATAAATAATTATTTTTCCCTACATGAGAATGGGATATAGTATATAAATCATTGGCAATAGTTAATGCTGTCTTTTTGCCGGACTTATTATACATTGCATTATAGCGTTTTATAAAATACCCACCATCAATTAATATGGCAACTCTTATAGGGGTTTCTGTGTACGATGTATTTGGACGCGTTTTCATAAAATAAAAAAATGGCCTTTGGTTAGGCATGCCCATTATCAAGAGGGGGACAAACGTAAGCCAAAGGCATAATCATGTGCTGCAAATGTATGAATTTAATTTGTATCTGCAAAAGGTAGAAGATAAATTGCAATAAAAAATAGATTATTTTATATGTTTTACACTCATCAAGTTACAATATCAATTATACACACAAAGATATAACCCTTGCAATAATTGCAAGAGGAATCAGCCAATACAACCACCTTTCTAGGCGTTCCATAGCATCACAAGCAGGAGCCGGCAGAAATCCGAGTGATACCGGTCGTCGGCCTGTGAAATCAAATCATCTATGTAGTCTTTTTCTCTCATTTTCGCCTGTTACATATATTTCTAACAAAATGCCCCTTAATATCTTCGACATAAGTTTTTCCTGCAATGTTCACACAAGAAGTTCTTCGCTATTGGGAACATCTTCTGACCTACCTCGCCGGAAAGATATTGGGCTTCCTCCCCGTAGGGATCAATATTGAACACCTGTGAGATATGCCGGCACAAGTGCCCTTTTTCGTGGTCCCATGAGTTTTGGAACTCTCCCGGGGAAGAAGTGAGAGCAATTACCATAACAGTCTCACGGTCCTCAAAGTCCGAATAAGTAAGACCGGTATTGAGAGCCCCGGAAGAGAGGTTTCTGTACGCTTGTTTGAAATCCTCCCCTCTACAACCGATACGGTGAAGTTCGCACAGAATCTCACTGGTCCAGTAAGTCGTTACGGCATAATACACCCTAACTCTCCAATCATATTTCGGTATGTAGAAATCCTGAACTATCATAATCAGAGCATATCATCCCATATTATAGGTGTGCCGCTTCCGATGCAATCTGCATAGAAACGGGTAAAAGGAAGTCCGTCATATCCGTCTGGATCATCTATATAATCCTTCACAAATAACGCCAGATGGGCTTCATCCATGATGGAACTCTTATAATAATCAGCTTTCGCCATATTGGCTACATATACGCAATCGTACCCGGCGTCTTTCTCCAGTTTAATTCCGTATTTCTTCAGAAGCTCCTCCACCTCTTCCTTTTTGATCGGAACGAGCTTTTCCTCCTGCTTGGTAGTCTTGTTCTCAACCTCCATTTTAGAAACAGCCCATTCACACATCTTCTTAGAGAAGTGCCAACCGTATAATGACAGATAATTTTTCATTGCCGGCGGCATCTTGTCATACGTATCTAGTCTTTGTCCCATAATTAATTGCTTTTTAGAATAAGAGGGGATTTCTCCCCTCATACGATTAATAGAACTCACCGTTTGAGCGTCTGCGTCTGCGCTCTCCCATATCTCCGTACATAGGGGATTCAGGGAAATAGCCAGGCATACGACGTTCGTTCATGCCGTCACCGTCATAACGTCCATTATCACGGAATCCCATTCCACCGCCACGCATTTCACTCATAGCCTTTTCATAACCATGACGGCAGCCTTCACGATAGGCTTCTTCAACCTCGTTTCTTCCTCTCATTCCGAAGTCACGATCATATCCATCATGCTCTTCTCTAATTGTCCACATTCCCATATTATTTACTGTTTTTAGATGTCTCCTTTGCTCCAAGCTGTTCCATCAGTCGTTTATTCATTTCCATAAGGTCCGCCATATTCTTGCTCATTTCGGACATTTGGCCTTTTAATGATGCTATTTCCTGCTCCTGTCTTTGCTTTTCGGCAAATTCCGGGTTAAGAACGGTTAGCATCTTGTCGCAGCCGGTAATTACGCTTTGATGAAAATCTATGCTGTTCAGAATATCAATGCTTTTCTGTTTCATAGATGTGACCTCCGAGTTCATTGCATCACGGGAACAGGATAATACAATATTACCGTTCTGTCCAAAATCCGCAATGTCTCCTCCTGCCGGAAGATTCTGAAAGGTTGTGTTTTGTCCGTTTATGTTAATTACAATATCCACAACCATTTCCGTCTGGGGAATTTGACCAATAGGAGTAGGCATAGGGTACTTGGGTTTCGGGGCCGAAACACTGACTACTGATCCTATTTCAATATAAGGATTCGCATCCTTATGAAGAATATACAACTGATTATTTGCTCTTAACGATTGAAACATAGTGATTGATTTAATAGGGCTACCGCATTACACGATAGCCCGTGTTTTACTTACTTTTTGCCGCTACCGCTTCCGAAGTTGGAGCCGCCGGAGTAGTCGGTCTATATCCTCCATTTACCAGATACAATTCGTTTGTATACTTGTTATAATGGATTTCGTAGATACCTGTACCAGCTAGGTTAGCGACTGTTACAGGCTCGTTGTTATAAGCCATCAACGGTCTTGTGTCCCCGTTGGTCCCTATCAGTATCGGAAGTGTTGCAGTCGTACCAGCAGGGATCGCCTGACGAAGATTGACATAGAACCCTCCGACATAATCTCTGTTGCGGAATGCATGATTGGGAAGTTCCAATGTCACATTCTCCGTGCCGACCGTTACACCTACTGTCGGAAGGGTGTTGTTATTATTCCTTCCGAGTGTCGGAAACAGAAAGGGAAATCCTGTAAAAAAGTTAGGCCACATAGCTACCTCCTTTCTTACCGGATCAACCCCAGTAGTTATTACAACCGCATCCGCCACGTCCGTATGCTGCGTCACCGGCATAAGCACCGAAAGCAGCCGCACGGTAAGTATCCATGTTTACACCAACAATGTTAGGGTATTGAACCGGAACCGTGTTGGGTAACTTGCATTTGATTCCATCAACATCGCTTTGCAATGCTTGTAATCCGGCTGCAAGAGGAGCAATCTGTTGACCTACTGCGTTCAAAATTGTTGCATTCTGATTGCGTTGGGAGATTTCTGCAGTAAGAGTTGCCTTTTCCGCAGTAAGAGATGCAATCTTATCCTGCAATGCCTGATTCTGGATTGCATCCAACTTGGCAAGGATAGCATTAGTGTTGGCAGTAGCACCGTCACGTAACGACAATGCGTTCTGGTTTGCAGTATTAACCAATGTATTAGTCTGGTTGCACATCGCAAGCTGGCTCTCATATCCTTGTGTGGTTACAAGCTGTTTCATGTCGCAGCAACAGCTACAGATTTGAGATGTCAGAGCGTTGTTGCCCTGCATGATTGCAGTAAGGATGCTGTTGGTGTTCTGACCCATTTGGTTACCAAGCCCACAGATTGCTTGTGATACGGAGTTAATACCGGCAAGGATTTGATCGGAAGAAGTGTTCACGGCTTGTGCCAGTGATGCAATGTCGACACCGTTTCGGTTAAGTGTCTGCATAATCATCTCCCTTCCTTCGTTCGCTCCCTGATTATTATTGCCGCCAAAGCCGAAATTACCATTTCCGAAAATAGCTGCAATCACAATAAGCGCAATGATGTCTTGAAAACCACCATTGTTACCAAAGAAGCCACCGTTGCCATTGCCGCCTCCAAGCAGCCCCATCAGGTAACCGGTGTCAACTCCTCTGTTTTGCAAAGACGGAAGAATAGAAGCAAGCAGACCGTTTCCTGAAGCCGCTCCACCGTCCTGGTTAAAAACGTACGTTCTTTCCATAGAGATTTATACTTTTTTATTACGGTCAATATCAACCGCATCACAAAAGTATATAATAGGGACTGCATAAATCAGAGCTCATTTTCAAGCGATTTGCGAATATTTTGCAGATATATTGCAATCATTTTGTTTGCCAGTTTACGGCTTTCAAAAGTAGATATAAGATAACGGATACTAGCGGATGTCTTGTGAAGCAAAGTCGCTATTTGTTCAGGATATAGCCCGTATTCAGTGAGGAAGAATACTACAATAGAACGGGCGTCAACAACTTCAGTAACTTTACTTGATGAAAGGATCAATTCAGTAGAAACTTCAGTTTCTTTCCCAACAATATTTAGAATCTCGGCAAAAATCTCTGACTTACACATAGTAATTTAATTTTTTGTTGTACTTTTGCCTTTGCCAATCAAACTTACGGTTATTGAAAGAACAAAAGCATGTATAGAAATGTTAAGGACATTACACCCCTGGCACTATCTATGCATGCTTTTGTATGTTTAAAAGTTTGATTGGCGTCAACTTTAGTGTCGGGGGTTCTTTTTTTACTCTATCCCCCAAAAGAGTTACATTTGTTATGATAACCGGCCTTCTACTTTACCGGATAACTTAGTGCTTAATAATCAATTAATGTCTCATTTTGTCCTCCTTTCTTAATAAACCTTTTTCCAATGGAAATTGTTATATAAATACAACTTAAACTTTTCATACCGGAAACGGTCTGTGAAGATAGTGCCGGTATTACCACATAAATAAATTATAACTTACTCCACCACCGACATACAATCCACCGGGATAGCCGTATCCAAATTGCAGGCCAAGGCCCCAGCGTTTTTGCTTCGGTTTAAGAGTGATGATTTCCTTTTCTCCGTAGACTTCCATAAAATCAAGGCTGGGCTTATAACCGCTAACTATTGCCCGGTAATTATCAGTCTTATACTCCTTGCTTGTGATCGGGATAAGCACCGGGACCGAGTCGCCTTCTACGGTTCTGTCGGTAGTGGTATCTACTATAATCGGTAAATATACCGTATCGGTACGCTTTAAGGTCTCCTTTACCGGCATAAGCACGATGTCAACTATAGTGTCCCTCACTCTTATCGTATCTCCCTTTACATACATGGTCTGTGGATCGTGCGGATTACAACGCATCCACACGACCACGCATACAAGCAGGCAGACTAATATCCAAGGAAGAGATTTCATATGATACTTTCACTTGATGACCACTCCGGACCGGACAATAAAGAATTCAGCTCTTCGCCTTCGTAGGTAGGATAAGGATAAATCGGATTTTCCGTTTTTTCTTCTTCGCCCAATAATGGCAAAGTCATAATGGACGGGAAAAGAGCTTCGTAATGAACTATCTTCATGATCACCTGAGTACCGTCAACATTCTTTCGGGGGATCAGGTGCAGTTCGTCGAGCATCTCTTGCGGTATCGCATTTAGATTATCTGAAGGGAATACAATGTATTTCATACGCTTTCTGTTTAATTACCTATCAACTGATTTATATCTGTTCCCAAGTGACGGTGCCATCCTCATTGAAAATAAGTTTCTTGTTTCCAAGTAATATAACCTCTGTTTGTGCCGTCGAACCGAGAATCATCTGACCGTCTTTTGACGCCTTAGTATTGTTTCCAAGAAGGATTACATTGTTTAATTGATTAACACTACTACCTCCACCATTAGCACCTACCATGATGTTATTGCTGCCTTTACAATATCTACCAGCTTTATAGCCTATATAAGTATTTTTTTGATTACCATAATACCCTGCCTCATATCCGACAACAGTGCATCCTTCTGTCTTTACTTCACTATCTACTAGATTTTTACCCGCATTACGACCAATAACTACACATTGAGAAGAACCTGCACCTGAATAAAAACCTAATGCATCACTTCCAATGCCAACAGATTCCTGATGTTCAATTCCTCCTAATGCCGATCTCCCAATTGCGACATTATTATTACACTCTTTTCTGGATGGATAAAGAGTGTCTGCACCTATTGCGACATTATCCTTACCACTCGGTATATATGCAGAAGAATAGTTTCCAATAGCAATATTACGAGAGCCGGAAATCAATTCAGAAAGTGAATTTGTTCCTATGCCAATACATCTCGTTGAGTTTTCAGATTTCTTAAGTGTATTATATCCTAATGCTACATTCCACCAGCTTGATACATCATTATCCCCTATATTTATATATATATTTTGCCGACCGTAAGTTATGAATTGACTAGCGGATGACTTATCAACCACCTCATATAACTCAATTTCCAAAGTTGACGCATATTTGGCTGACGGGTATACTTTCAAAGAACCACCGTCACTAATCATTCCAATATAGGCTATCAGATTGCCATTATACGTATCTATCGGTGTCTTATTTCCGATACCTACCTGTATTGAATTTTCATTGCCTTCTATACCTTTTGTTAATTTGGCAAGGTATTTTCTCCCATTGGTAGTAGCCAGTGAAAAGACAAGGGCATTATCGTATCCGCTTGTATGAGTATATATACCATTTTCATAACTCCAACCTTCGGATAATTCTACTGGTTGTGTAATCAGATTATCTCCGCATGGAATCTTATCTGCTAATAGAAACTTTGCTGTATCCTCAAAGTTCCCATCAATCGCAGTAGCCAAAGTGCCCCACGATTGTTCACTGTCTTTTGCTATGTCAAATATCTTTTCCATATTATTCGTTTTTAATTAATGTTTCATTATTTATTAAAGTATCGTTACCTAACATTGTCAAGTAGCTGGAGATAACTATGCTGATCTTCTGAGGAGATTTGGCGACCTTTCCGGTTATCTCGTAGGTTCCATCACCTCCCGAAACGGACATGTCGCTGATGGCGTTGGATGATACGCCTATCAGTTTATCAGAAGCGTTTGACAAGGTTATGGTGATAGTTACCGTGCTGCCTTCGGTTACATACACTCCCGGATTAACTGAGTAGGAGATCGAGGAGTAAGGGATGTTACTCTTTACAATCGGTCTAAACTCGATCATGTCCGGATACAGCGTTCCTGCCTTGTACTTTCTCAGTTGACGTTCCAACAGGAATTCGGAGAGGCTGTAGGGGAAGAGCATGAGAGACCATAATGCTAATTTAGCGAATCTAGTATCGTTGTCTCTCAGTGTTCCTAACCACATAGAGTCACCGTCAACGCCTGTACCTGCTTGTATGGAATTACCATTATAACTATATTTAGTTTGATAAACATAGCTTTTATTAAATAGATCGGGATTAGAGAGACCTGTATTATTAAGCCCGAATGAGTAAGTATGTATTCCGGAGACTGCATTAAAGACTGCTTGCTCAATCATAAAAGCTCCATTATTAATAACTTTAGATTTAGAGACAAGCCCACCTCCGTCTCCTTTTGGAGATAACCATTCGCGAAGAGCAGCAACTGTATAGTCCTTCAAAACAGGGAGACCGGTTACCTTGCCGAAGTCGTTAATTCCGTCGAGACAGAGAGCGTGTTCGATGGTGGGGAGGACCTCGATAGTAACATTTACATTTTTTACTACATCAGGAATATTAGCTGATTTTCTAATAAAACTTAATCCTATGTAAGAATTAGTTTCAGTTAAACTTCCGTCACTAGCAAACGATTTAGGCAATTCATAAATTCCATCAGAAGTAATATTAGTAACATTCCTACCTTCTACATCTGATGATTTTAAATAATAATAAGCTAAGTAAAATTTATCATAGTCTAATCCAGTTACTTTAAGTTTAAAAGATGGTATATCTTTATTATCGCTAGTTAACTCTCCATTCCTTTTTATATAACTATAAAATAAAGAACTACTAATTTTAATTTGTGTAATATTATACTTATTAGCACTACTAGTATAAATATAATATTTATCATCTTCTTTAGAACCTTGAGCATTCCAAGTCTTATTAACACCGAATACAACAGGATAACTATTGATACCACTTTCTCCTTCCCAACCGATATTGTTTAACTGGATGTTGTGACCACCTACAAAGTCGATCAACTGATCGTTAAACTCTGCGTGGTTCTCGTTTGTGATACCCTGCTTCTTGATGTTGCAGTACAACTGAGGCTTGATAATCTGTCCCGGACGGTCCAAGTTGAAATAGGAGATGATCTGATTGATTTCGTCGGTAGTCAGGACTTTGTTGGCGATGAAGCCTCCGGCGTAGGCAACGCTAGATAACTCTTTTAACTCTCCGTAATAGTTCTTATAACCACAGACCGAAAATACTCCGTTAAGAGCAATACCCTCGTTATTTCTAACGGCAATATAATCGCCCTTATCTCCCAGTATGTTGTTTATGACCGAGTGATTCGTACCGTTAAAAGTATAACCATATATACCTGTTTTCCCAACATCTTTGACGTTATTTCTAAGATAACCTCTAGTAGTAGGGGAATCATAATAACTAATTTGATTGTTTAACCCTTTACCACTTACAGCTCCGGGAATCTGTGATATCTGATGAATAATACTCACCACAGTAATCTCGTTGCTGCCATCTAACATCTCAGAGACAGGCTTGACGGACTCGATTATGTCGTCTACTCCGTCTGTACATAGCCAGCCTTCGAAGTCAGTTCCCGACAATCCATATCCACTGCCCTTTGCAAATCCGAAGTTCAGCAGGCGCATGTCGTTCCCGTTGCCGGACAAGTCCTTCAAAACAGCCCGGTCAGGGTCGTCGTTAGTCTTGCCCCAGGTGGATATAGCCATCTTGACGTGGCTGAGTAATTCGGGGTCGATGTAGGGACGACCGGAGTCCGAAGAAGCTCCCGGGACTCCCAAGCGTATCGCATTCATGCGAATAGGATCAAGCCCTATCGCATCAAGCTTAATTGGATTTAATCCTATTGCGTTCATTACTCTTCTGATTCAAAAATAGAAGCCTTTACCGGTTCCGTTTCACATTCGATTTTGAGATATTGCCCGGGGATGCAACCAACGACCGGACGAGCGAATTTCTTATCGTAATTTCTACTCTCTACAACAGGGAAGTTTTCTCCGTCATAGCTTATATACACCCAAAGCTTACCACCTTTTTCAAATGTAATCTGCAATCCTACTTCCGCAGAATTTACCTGAACGGCATCGCTTACATAGTTCTTCTCACCCTTTGTAAAGGTTATAGATGTTTCTTTCATGATTATTCCTCCTATTTTTTTGCTGTTATCACTGTATTTCGTAAGAAATTCGGATACTCTGCCCGCACATCAAAACAAGGACACGCCTTGATAAATTCTGCCGGTTCCACTTCACCCGATCCATCCAGATCAGGTGAAGCATCTCGATGACCGAGCAGCTCGATGATAGGATACTCTTTACAGAGCTTCGCTATCAATTCGCGCAATGCTGTTTTTTGCTCGACAGTACGGGTATCGGCCGGTCTTCCACTCGCGTCCATACCACCGATGTAGCAGATACCGATACTATGTTTATTATAACTAATACCGGAAAACCCTTTCGTGTTACAATGTGCTCCGTCAATGGATAATGACCGACCGTTTTCTACGGTACCATCTAAATCAATTACAAAGTTATAGCCAATTTGATTAAAGCCACGCGCCCGGTGCATCCGGTCAATATCCTTAGCTCGCAAGTCTTGCCCGGCAAGTGTTGCCGAGCAGTGAATGATGATTGAGTCTATATCTTCTCTTTTCATATACTTTTCCTCCTATAAAATTAATGTTAATACTCCCAACGCCAAACCTCCGCAATCACAGATAATATCCTTGATGGAAAACTCGCTTTTCTTACAATACTTGTCGTATATTTCCTTCAGAATAAAGATCGCAACGGTTATAGCGACCGCTAACCATAGCGGAATATATTTTGATAGCCACATAACCAAATTCTGGCATACTATAATGTGGGCTATGCCGTCTATGCCTATCATGGATAGAAGCTTGCCGGCTAATGCGCTGATTTTATTTATCATATTCATTTTCTATTTTATAATTTATTACTTTTGCAAAAAATGATACACCTATGGATATTTCAGAATTAATAAAAAGCTATAACGCTGAACAAAAGAATGTATTTACAGGATTTTGCATACAACTGCCACTATGCTTTTCTATTTTGTATTTATATATACCAGAGTTTAAATCTCTCGATGTATATTTGCAAATCATATTTACGGCAACTTCTTCTATATTATCCATTTACTTTTCTTTTATATGGTTATGTCTATGTTCTTCTATATCAAAAAGAAGATACAAACTAGAAGCCTTTATACTAATTCTTCCCATATTAGTGACATCTTCTAAATTACTTATATCTCCTTCAGATTACATCCTAGGATATGAACATGCTTTAACTACGTTTCTTCAAGCTTCTGCGATTCTTTACACTCCTTTTGCCATTTTTGGGCTTATTCTCCGCAAATGCATAGAGTATGACAAAAAGCAAAAAGGGAAGAACATAAATAATAGTGTATAAATTCATACTTACTTCTCCTTTTCTATAATCTCCTTCACATCTTCTTTATCAACCTTGAACACCTTCTTTCCAAAGACTCCCAAAGCTCCAATTACATTTATATTGACCCCCTTTGGTTTCAATATATTGCCGACAATCGAACACCCTTCGATGAAGCATACCAATAAGCAGGAATACACATCAATAGGATATTCGCTATGACTTGCTACGGTGATCATGCAAACCATGCAGACAAAGGCAAAATAAGTAACCATCTTTCCCATAGTAGCGCGAATTGCACGAGAGAATCTGACTTTTTCACCCATTAGCATACTTTTTCTGACACCGAAGAGAAGATCACAAAGGATTACCGCGCATGATACAATCAGCCACGGAATCATATTCTGCAATGACTCGGAAACAAATGCGGTAGCGATTGCTGCAAATCCGCCTGTAGTTGTATGTACTATAGCTTCTTTCATAGCAAACAGGTCAAGTAAACGGTTAGCAATGAAATTAACTCAATCCAGAACATCGACTTGCATGCCGTCAGGTCCCATATAAGGTTTCCGGACCAATTCTTGACTACAAACGTTATCGCGTAGATCAGAAATGCAGCCCATAGCAGCAGCCAGTACCACGAATTGCATCCTACCCATATCTGGGAGAATACAAGCGACATCACCGCGCCGGCTATATGAGCTTTCTTGTGTGCTCCTTTAAAATTCGGGGATACTCCCAATACAATCATTCCGACTACAGAAAGAAAGATCAGGAACTGACTGTTTTCTGTACTTGCATCCAATGCGGCCGGAAGCAACAACAAAGACGGGAGAATCATGCATATACCGAACCAATACCTGTTACTCAGAATGTAATAGGTATCGGAAATAGAATAAGGGATACCCTTTGTCTTGTAAATCATCACACCAACATAAGATGCGAAAACCAATAATGATAGTAGTGTCAAAATCATAGTTTTATCTGTTTATAATGAAAACTCTAGTTTATTCGGATAACCGGTCTTGTAGTTGTAAGACTCGACTTCCTCTCCCGTCTGCAATTCCCGAACTACAGCAATATGCTGCTGCGTCACATTATAGCAATCAAGAGCGTATAACTCTAATGAGTTCAGCATAAGGAGAGCACTTGAAACAGGTATCGTATACTTTACCGCATCAAACCATAAAACGGTATCCAGTCTTCCGGCCTGCTTCTCAATATTGATTGAGTTAACAAGACCTACGCGGTCCTCTTTGGTAAGCCACATTCTCTTTCCTGAGAGAGTGAATGAATTCACAGCGTCTGACTTGTCATAAGCATTAATATCCGCTATCTTCATCTCTTTTAGTTCATCAAGGGTATACTCATGATCAACCAATACGGGATAACCGCTTTCGTTCTCCTTTATTTCCTTTCCGGATGACTGACCGTCCAGCAGCTCCTGCCAGTATTCTTCCGTTATCTCTACTGAACCTTCTTGTGGCTCATCGTAGAATCCTTGTTTCCAATATTTTGCCATAATATTATTTATTTCCAACGCCCAACGGCTATCCAATAAAAGTCATTAATTCCTGCACCGGTACCGTTTGAATCTCCCACTGTATATCTAGTCCTTACTGTAAAATAACGAGTTTGTATTATCGTAATTAAACCCGTAACAATGTTCATACCGTTGCCTGGTTCACGATAAGTAACAATGGGAACATAGGCACCATTATAAAATGCTATTGGCGTATAAACAGTATTAGTACCACTAGAACTTGCTGTCTTGTAACCCCATTGTATCAATAAACCATTATTAAACTTAGCATATCCGTTCTGGCCCAATGATACAGTCATAGCGTTAGACAAGTCTGCCTTTGCCAAGTTGGGAATCATGTTCAGCAATTCTACAACTCTATCCCCTGTAAATCCGCTATTATAATCACTCATGCAAACTCTTTTTTAATCACATTAAACGTACTTCCATCCGAAAGAAAGAAACGACCTTCAGCAACAGCAAACGCCTGCCTCTTTCCTATTTGCGAGATGGTAGTGGAGACAGATGCCTGTACTCCACTATTAGTTGTCCTAAACACAACAGTCTGCTCCCTGTCGAGTCCTTCATTGGCAACATCGCTTGATGCGCTTGCGGTCCCATTGGAACCGGGAGTGATAACGATGTTGCCTTCTCCTTCTTTCCAAGGAATCTGTATGCTCATTACGCAGCAGTCCAAGAAGTGTTAGACGTAACATTAACGGATACAGCAGATCCACTCTGAGGAATAGTAATCTCAGCCGGAGAAACAGACAATGTAGCATCACCGGCAGCCTGTTTGATAGCAATCTGAGCAGCTTGTCCGCCATTGGCCGTCACCTTTAAGATTCTAATGACCTCTCCGATAGTATCGTTTTTAGGAAACTCCAACTCGATAGAGAAAGGAAATTCCGCAGTAGCCCCCGGGTCACCGGTAATAGTAGCCGCATTGTTAGTCTGAGTTCCATTCGCGCTATACTTTGTAGGCAAGGTAACATCCGTTACGCTTCCCGACCACGCAAACGTCAATTTCGAAGAGTTTGTTTTACCCTCGACGGTCACTGCTCCTGCTGTTTTAGGAGCAGACATCTCAGAACCATTATCAAAGGAAGCAAACTCAGACTTCGGTGACTGAGTTACCTTATAGGTCGAAGGAGTGGAAACACCAACACCGGTAACCGTTACTGTACCAGTACGAGCTGTACGCCCAGTATGAGCGTCCGCGCTATTCGCAATTGTTCCGTTACCAGATCCGGTAGACGGATTTAATTTTAACCAACTAGGTTTTGCCATAATACAACATTTAAATAAAACAATTCAATTAACTATATCATTCTTCCTGCACAGCCTGCCATACCACATTGGACAACACATCGACGTTATCCTCAAAGTTATTCGAAGGCATCAGCCATATATATTCAGGGTCCACCTTTAAATAAGCCTGCTTACCAACATCACAGACAACTCCTATCGACACCTTCATGCCCGTTGCCGAAGCGGAAACCTTCATCTCATCAGCTTTGACCGAGACATTTCCAATGCCCTTGATAGCTTCGATATGTACAGATATACATCCCATTTTACACTATCTTTATACCGGTATTCATCTTATCTACCTCTACTCTTGTTCCGCCTTCATAGTCGGAGTCAGGAAGGTAAGCCGTAGTCTCCAGCCAGATTTCCCCCGATCCGATAATCTTTGTGTCAACATAGCAGCTGTAGCTGTTCTCATTAATGCGTACCATCTTAGACTTCTCTATCGTCTGTGAGGCGGAGAAGACAAAGAAGCGGCATTGGAAGTCCACATCATCCATCGTCAGCCCCGAAGGGAGGTCGATGGAGATTGCCAACTTGATTATTGTACCTTTTGCTCGCATATATATTATCTTGATTCTTTGTTGTTATACATTGAACAAAACTCAACTACTTGGAGAAGTAAAGTTTAAACCACCAGTATTAGGAGCGTCTTTTCCACTATACACGTTGAGCATAAATAAGAATAAATTAATATCGTTATAATAGACTCGCATGCTAGTACTTGATGTATAAACTCGATCTACAAACCATATACCCAGTGTTGCACTTGTTCCTTGAGTGTTTAAAATAGGCTCAATCATGGCAAAATTATCACTATGACCGACTACGTAATATTTTAATTTAGAACCGTTCCAATGAGCAATCAACCTTATAAATGACCCTTCCAATCTCATATAGCACGTCCTAATTTCTACACCTTTGTAGTGTATACCTGTAGCTGAGTAATTAGTATCTCCTCCACCTTCCCTATAAATATTTGCACTACCATCAAATGATCGGGAAGCAGTACTTACAATTGTGAATTCAACTCCATCAAACTTCTTATCATTAGGCAAACGCAAGGAAGAAGTTCCGCTAAATAATATGTTCACTTTACTGTAAGCAACCTTGTCGGGATCTACTGAAGTACCATTAGCTTGTATAGGAGTATTGGTCGCAAATCCATATACATGTCCCCCATTCGAATATTGATCCCCTGTTTTAAGATTGAATGCCAGATTAGGTTTAAAATTCCCACCCTGCGGATTTTCCTGATTAAATTCTTGATAATTGGAGGTTGGATTCCCATCAGCATCTATTCCTTGTTGAGAGAACATAAAGTCTCCTTTAAATATAGCCTGTGAAAGATGTGCAAAATCTTTCATTGTAATTGAATCTGCCACCACACTACCCTGAAACTCATACTCTTCGGATATTGGGTCAAGTTTAAATACAATATTTCCACCCACAAGAGCAAAGATTCCCGTTCTTTTCTCTCCATCGACTGTAATACAATCTCTTCCTAATGCAATACCGGTCAGTTTCCCACCACTATCCTTTGTACCGGAAAACATCTTCGGAGATACGATATATTCGCCATCTATCAGTGTCTTATTATTATTCCATTGTTCCACCCAAGGAAGCAGATTCGCATCTTTTCCATCTGCACCCGGTTCGCCGTCCTTCCCGTAATGCCCAAACAGGTGATAATTCTTATACTCTCCCCACTTTCCATCCTGTAGAGTACGTTCACAAGTGTACTCATAAGGATAAGTTTCCGATGCTCCACGAGGATTATCCACCCACCATAGCACATCTTCCCAGTATGCTTCATTGGTCGGAGCAATCCCCGAATGCGCCTGAATAGCTACCTTGTATACATTATTGTATTTTACTATGTTACCTGCCGAATAGAATTTTGAGCTACTATATTCAGGAGCATCACCAATGTATTCGTTAACGTATTCGTTGGATGTCGGGAGGTCAATAACATTACGCTTAGACTTTGCAAGCAGGTAAACCTGCTCCTCGGTCTTGGAGTCCGTTGGGAATATGACAGGTTCGCTCCAGGAAGGAGACGTTTCGCCATCAATCACCGCAGTCGAATACCAACAGGTAGTAGGATCGAGCATACGGAACTTGACTCTGTCCTCGTTACTGCTTGTGCTGCCGTCTTTCGTATATACAATCTCAACAAAGTGACTGCCGGCTGTAGGCACTGCAATATCCACCACCGCATTGGTTACTCCACTTCCCTCCCAGGCATGTTCGTTGTCCATGCGATAGGACGTATCAAGGGCTTCTACGATACCCTTGTCGTAGTTCTGCTCGGATGATACATCAATCTCTATATGTATCATCTGATTAGCTCTTCTTGTCGTAAATGACACCCTTTGCTTGTATGTCGAGGAATGAGATGTAGGAGATGGAGAGACATAGTAATCACCGTCTTTTGTAAAGTTACCCGAATACGAGAAGGTAATATCCTCCCGATCCGGAGAAAGGGACCATCCTGCCGGATTTGTACCGGTAGGCGTAGCAGGCTTTCCGAAAGCATACTTATACCGTAGCTCCGTATATTTTCCCGGCAATCCCTTGAATCGTATAGGATCACCCCATGTGCCGGAAGAAGCGCTTGAAGCGACTTTCTGAGAAATCCAGACAACATCTTTTGTTGCGTTAGTGTGCCATCCTCCGCTTGTTCCGCTTCCAGTCGGACGGGATGGTTCATCTTCGCTGTCATGGTATGTAATGAAAACACTCAGGCCATCCGTGCCGTCAGTACCATCTGTTCCGTCCTGACCGTCCGCAACCATCAACTCCCAAGCGGTGCCGTTATAGATATAGACGATACCATTACTGGTATTGCGATAAGCCCAGTTTTTTTGAGGATTGGCAGGAGCGCTTGATAAATCCCCTTTCCACGTAATACTGAGCCCGTCTTTACCATCTTCACCATTTATACCGTCAAGCCCCTTCTTCCCGTCTGAGACAACAGCAATCGTTTCGCGGTCGATCAGTACTACTCCCGATGTTTCATTGTAAAGCCGGAACTGTATCTTATCTGTTATCCCAGAGACGGATATTTGCTTATCCGGAGTATAGCTAGTCGCATTCCCTGAGTCTATAATATAATCCATTGAGTAGCCAACTGGCAGAGAGGATACGACAGTAGAAGCTCCGTCGGTCTTCATCACCCGGCAGGATATATTCGAGACATCACTGTTCCCGTCAGCATCTCTCTTTATGATATTGGTCGATGGCTGAAGCGAGTAAATGACCGCGTTCTGACCATTTGTTCCGTCGGTTCCATTCTCTCCATTTTCCCCCGGCTTCACTTTGTTTATCGACAAATGCAGGGTACGTTCATACTGAGAACCTTTGTATGTTACCCGTCCCGTTATGGGTATACGAATTACATCAGCCACCGCAGCAGTAATAGCTGTTACCTTAACTATCCCTGTGCTGCGATCAGCCGTTGCTGTCACGCCTGTGATGCTGCCTACAGATAGAGAATCAAGAGGAAGCTCAGTTGTTCCGTAGAACATAGAGAATGTTGTTGTGACAGGCAAACCGAATACCACCGTCCCGTCCAGAGAGCAAGCTACAGACTGCATTTCATCGTCAAGATCGGCAGAGATGCTTCCTTCTCCGTCAAGACCATTCTTTCCATCCTCAGTCATCACATACCATGCGCCATCCTGGTATACGTAGCATTTCTTGTCGGTAGTATTACGATACCAGTATCCGTTCTGAGGATTTGCCGGAGCAGAAGAGAATTCCCCCATAAAAATGAGGCTTGTACCGTCTTTACCGTCAGTACCCGGTTTACCATCCGTACCGGGCTGTCCATCTTTACCCGGTTCGCCCTTTAGATTCTCCTTTGCTTCCTCGTCCAGATTATCCCACGTTAGAACCACTCCTTTCATGGAACACACATATTTGTTCTTCGATGCGTCCCAATGCCACGAAATAGCACCTCCGGCTATGTGACCTGATCTATCTGTAGCAAATCGGGCTGATCCGTCTCCAAACTCAGCAGTACCATCCGGATAGATACAGTAAACGACATGCCCTGTAGAGTCTGTACCTTTGATCATACCATTTTCACAATAGAAGCCCTTAAGCCCGTCTGTTCCGGGAATATCACCGCCCATACGGATTTTCGTACAACCGGCAAAACTCTTGCTGTTGATACCAAACAGAATATCGATTGCAGGCTGTCCACCTTCATCGGCATGCAGATAGATCGCACTCTGACGATTTACATCCTTCGAGTTACCGAACTGGACAATCTCATCACTGACAGCCGGAGTAGTCATACCCGACAATGCCGGATCAACAGCCTCCATGCCGTCTGTGTAACCTATACCGCCGGTGAACTCACTGACAGGTATGACGATTGTATCAACACCGTCAATCTTGCGTATTTCGGATATCTCGACCCAATAGCCTTTAAGGGTACCATTCGTCCAATCCTGGCACCGGATGAAATCGTGTGCGACAAAAGACATCTCATCCTCGATGGTGACCAGCCAGTTTTGTCCGGACTCATCCAGCGTGGCAGTCTTTATACGGCCGCATGCCTGAGTGATACCCAGTGCACCCTTCACCGCGCGGATCTTCTGAATAAGAAGCTCAAAAACGACCATTGTCTCGCGAACAACAAGACTGTCTATCTCCAGCTTCCATTTGCCCTTGATATACTCCCACAGCTTCCATCCATGACCGGCAAATCCGGACACGAAGTCTTCGACGTATTCCTTTACGCCGTTCGACAACTTACGTCCTGTCGCTTTCACAGAACAAAGAAATCCGTAGAACTTACCGTTACTTAGTATTGCCATATTATTCTAATTCTTCAATCAATGAATCTTCAACTTCTTCTATCAATTCTCCGCCACGAACTACAAGGCCACCGTTAGCACTCAATAAGAAATCGGTACCATCCGGTTGATCCTTTCGTATATATTTTTTCTCTAGTGCTTCACTATCTCCGCCAATTTCTTTTACGTTTCCTTTATCGGTTACAATAATGATTTTAGGGTCTTCATCTCTGTTATGTATATATACTTCCCCTTGGTTCAATCCTTCTAAATGCCTTTCTTCAGAAGGTGCCAACGGAGGATATACCGGATTGCCATCCTTGTCTATCTCACTTCCATACCATAACTCTTTTGTTACCTTCTTCTTCATTACACTTCAATTTTATCAGTATTTACAAAAGCTAATTGGGAGGAATCATACTGTAACATCTCTCCCTCCTTGGGATTGTTTATATTAAATCCAACGAGATTAATCGCTGACGAACCACCGGGTATACCGCCTAATCCAGAAAGATCATTCTCTCTCTGTTCCAATAAGACTGAAGCCCAAAACATCTGACTATCCTCCGATATCTGAGCTACTTCAGGCACCGAATTTCCAGAACGAACATAAGCCGTGTCATTTATATAAAAATCGGAAAGACATAGGGCTTTATTTATAAATTGGACAAACCAATAAGGAATACCTGAGGAATTACCGCACGACAAAGAAAACGTGTCATATGGAATTGAATATAATTCTATAATTTCCTGTTTTTGATTCCGAAATTGCTCATTTTCAACTTTTGCAGAATAACCGTTCGGTTTGAATCCTCCCTCTATTCTGAATTCAAAAAACAACTGATCTTCACCAGGCCAGAAGATATTGTCAAAAGGAGAATTGTTATCTTTGTGAGAACATCTAATAAGACATGTCTCATCCAAAATGAGGCTATCAGAACAGATTGAGAAGGGCTCGCTAACAGCATAGAAATTGCCAGAAGCATCCGCTACCTCAAGTATATATACAGCATCATGAAGCCCTGTTATTGCGGAATAATACATTTTTATCGTATCATTCACCTGATATTCAGAAAAAGAAACGGGTATTTGATTGCCTGATACTAAATTGCGTAAATAAGCCGTAACAGAATGGCTGGAATCATTCGAAAATACCTGGACTAGAATGTTGTCATTTGTATGAAAGCGCTGGATATAGTCTATATCCTGCTGAAATTTGTTCTTTAATGGAGAAAAGAACAATGGACAGATGTCACCGATTTTAATCATATGGTCTTTTCGTTCTTTTATGGGTTAAGTGCCACTTGACACTGCAATGCAAATATACTAATTATTATAACAATTACAATAACTTATCAGCTTTTTATCTCTTTCACAATTAGAGAATATCTTACCGATTCGGTCTTTCCGACATTAATCTTCATCTCTTTAATATATCCGTGTACGGCCTCTCCATTATAATCAAGAGAGATTAATCCGGATAAATTTGAAGGAATATCCACTTCACTTGTCTCAACGTCTACTTCTCCTACCGTAAACAAGCGATTATCTATAGGGAAATCATCGGTTTCTTTTATTCCCGCAATTGAGACATTACTATTACCATCAGAAGAAGTAAACTTAAGCATATTTGTGCATGCGCCTATATATGCCTTATTTGCTTCCAGCATAAAACGAGGTGAATATTCTATGTTAAACATTGTATCAGGGCTGATTAGACCCAGCAACTGACTAGGGCTGTACGGACGGTCTAATAACAGATTACCATTCTCTGCCGAAGTTGCATATTGACAACCTACGATAAAAACATCATTATCGCTATCATTATCGGTGGTATCTTCCCCTCTCTTCTGAACCAAAAACTCTATTCCATACGCGTCCGCCCGGTAAGGACTGATAAAAGAAAGAGTATTATCCGTCAGTTTTAATCCTGTTGAGAATTCATTTGTAAACCGAAACTCATCACGTCCATTGATACTGTCATAATCCTGCTTATCATATCCAACTTTTACGGAAGTGTTGATAAGAGAGGAATTGACGCTATATTCATAATCGTTTATCTGATCTGAAAGGTCTTTTACGACATAATTGTCAAACAATGCATATCTATGAATAAAAGTAACGTTGTTCCCTTCTACAACCAGAACATAGCCAAACTCAGCCTCCATAAACTCACAAAATTTCTTGAAGGAAGTGTATAGCTTTGCATTAGGAAGATTTCTTGCACTTTCTGCCGGCATTATAAAACACGAAGAGAGTCGACTCCGGGTAATTCCACCAGGTACATAATTGTATATATCTACGCTATAATCACTGCTATCTGTCATGCTTTCAAGGAGCTTTTCTGCAACAGTGGTCAAAAGAAGGACATCTATATTGACAGGATTGATACGGGATTGGAAATTTACAGATAAAGAGAAGCCTCTCAGATAAGTAGTCCATGTCATTGCCACAGGTCTTACTGAATTGTTTAATTCCAGTTCCATCCTGACAGTATCTCCTTTATGAAGAACTGAAGTTATATTTTCATTAACAAAAGTAGGGGAGTTCCCGGCTATATGTTGAGCCCTCATTTTCTGTTCGAGTGTTCCGTCAGCCCTTTGTATATATAATACAATCTGCGAAGATACAGTTCCATTGCTGGTGCTTCCAATCACATAAAACGAAAATGACAGTTTTATTGTGATATTAATATCAGAAAGCGCTTCTGCAAAGGGCTGCACACCCCCATCACTCGAAAACGGCTCATCTGTAAAGACTAATGGAGAATTCAGCTTCGGGAGTTCACTATTATCTAGTATATACAAAGGAAAGCCCAATACAATAGGCTTCCCCTCTCCCCCCGGAAGAAGAGGTCCATAATGTTCGATATACTGAAGGTTAGCATCATCTTCTACAGTTGTTCCTCCTGACACGTATTTAGCTTCATACTGAAATTTCAGACCGTCATAATAAAGAGATTGAGGCTTTAATTCAGACACCGGATACTCATACTGGATATTTCTCTTAGCTTTAATAATAGCGGCCAGCGTATCATCAATTGCGTTAATAGAGATTGTATATCCATCATCCGAATAAGAGGAAAAATCTAAAGCGCACTGAAATACCTTATCCCAGTTCCAGCTATTGTTTCTTTTATAAAAAGCTATACCGGCACTGGAAGAAAGGTAATTCTTTGAATATTCTTCCTTCAACAAATTATAAGACCGGTTTACAAACTCAAATTTAGTGCTAAAAGAACGAAGCACTCCGTCATAATCACTTCTTTTATAAGCAAGTTCAAAATCATCCCAGTTCTTGAGATCATCCGTTGCTTCGTAGGATATTCCATTTATTAAAATCTGGCATCTAAAATACATGGTTACTTACGTTTTATTGATTTTACATCATCGCACATACGCTTGACCATAAAGGCGTATTCCTTGGCAGTAATCTCATTCTTGCGGATTTGCATGCCAAAGTGAGCCATGACCATAACTCTTTCCCTGGCAAAGTAATTTTTATCCATTTTGAAAGATTGCTCTTCCGTCTTTTTGCTGTTATAGCTCTCTATCAGATAACGACTCTGCGACATTATAGCCGATATCCGCTTTCTAATTTTTTCATGTTCAGACGGGAATAGCTGATATCCAAAGGATCTTAAGATATTAACCACTTCATCCCATTCTCCCCGATTTGCCATCAGTTCCGCAATCCTCATACATTCAACTTTTATATGAAGATTGATCAGATTACTCTTTTTCAAGATTTCACCAGAAACAGAAGCTCCACCTACAATTTCGATATATTCAGATATGAGCATTGAGGACTGTGATTCCAGTTCTTCCTCTGAATGATTGCCGCCTATTATGAGTTTTCTCTTTTCTCCTAAAAAGACGTCAATAAAGATGTCCAGGGGAATTTTGTCTAAATCATTGTATAGCATTATGGGTATTTTAATGTGAGAGGTACATATTAAAAATATCGATATGATAGATATTGACTTGACCATAGTTGGCATCAAATATCTTTTTCACATCATATCCATGTTCGAAAGACAAAGCTTTCAATGCCCGCCAATTTATTTTTCTCCAGTTTAAACCATTCTCTTTTGCGTATCGTTTAATAGAGAACCACTCTTTAGATTCATCCAGTTGTTCTTGTTTCTGTTCCAGCAAGGCTTTTGTATGCTTATTTTCCATTTGAAGCCTCTCTTTCTCTTCTTCCGCCTGAATGACCATAAGCGCAAGCTCTTTACGAGAAAGCTCATGTTTATGCTCTTCACAGGCTATGAAGTACTTTCGAGCTTGTTTGCCGCGTTCGTTATTCTCAATCATAGACAATTCCTTTGCCATGCTGATTGAAATAGCATAATCAATTGACGGGCGCCCACCTTTTGGGTTTTCGCCAAAATTGTTGAAAACCTGATAGTCCTGATTTTCAATAAAATCATAGGCTTTAATCCTATCTTTAATCCAATTGGAAAAATCTCTTTTGCTTTCAAGAAAAGCATGTAGGTCACGTGCGTTAACGGCTCTTTTGCCATTGTTTTCTCTGATAGGAATTAATTCTTTAAAGTTTTCCATAATTCTGTAACGTGCTCCTTCACACGATGATTTATTTATAATGATAAGTTATAATCTACTGTCCAGATAGCGATACTCTGCGGAACGGGCCATCTTTTTCATATATCGAACCATTTTCCGATTTTCTCCATACACGTCCTCAAACCGTCTCTCCAGTCTGCTGTAGTCATTATTTACATTAACTATGACTGGATCTCCTTTGTCACGTCTCATCTTATCAAGCATCATTGCGTCAGAGCGAAGAGCCATTTTTTTGTAATCAACTATATCCGGGATAACCTCAGCATGTTTAGGCATATCAACCAAAGTGGGGACAGATGGGGTGATATAAGCTCCGCTATCTGTAAGAATAACCTCTCGCTTGCCACCATCACCGACAATAGCCAAACCTCCCGGGTGAGATTTATCCTTTGTTCCCTTTGCGTATTTCGGGATGGGCTGGGCTGCGATCATGGCTATTTGAGCAGCTCCCATTGCGGAAACTATAGCAGCAATAACAAAATTCGGCAACGCTTCAGTTACCGCCCGGTATGTCGCTATTGTTGCCTGTATAATGGAATTAGCTTTATTCCATTTAGCCTGTTTTTGCTGGATTTCAGCTTTTTGCTTTTCCAGTTCTTTGTTTTTATCGGCTGTCGTTTGTTCAGCGGCCCGTTTCCGAGCCTCACCTACTTCCGTAGAAATAACTCCACTATTCACTAAGTCCTCGATGCGTTCCTTTTCTTCCTCTGCGGCTTCTTCATTCTTTTCCTGTTGCTCTTCGATTTTTTCTATTTGCCGATCATACATGCCTATAACCATAGTTGATAGTCCTTCAGATATAGCGGCTGCACTAGCCAAAAGATCTTCTAATCCCAATTTACCATCTTTTACCATCTTCAGGATTAGCTCTGTTATTCCTCCAAACAGCGTGCCTAGCCCATCAACTGCGTCATCACTAACATTCTTCAGTTTATCTATTGATGATTGAATATCTGCCCAATATTTTTTATCACTTTCATTTTCTTCATCCCTTGCTTTAGTGTGGGCATCTCTAACCTTTTCTATAAGCTTTATTTCCTCTTCGGCAAGGGCTTCTTTCAATCTTAATCTTTCTTCATCTGATATGCCTTGTACATTAATCAATTCTTGCAGAAGTGCCATAGTACACTCAGTCTCTATTATCGCATAATCTTGCGTTATTTGGGCCTTTCTCTTTTCGTATTCTTTTTTAGTGATTATGCCTTTTTCATATAGTTTGGCCTGCTCGAGGATATCTCTTTGCATATTTCTCGAGCTCTTAATGGATTCAGCGGCATATGTATTCTTTGCGCTATCCATCTTATCTTTCGCAAGGCTTTTAATCCTTTTTCTTTCTTCTTCATCTTTTTTATCTAAGTAATTCTTATCTATCGCCAGCAATTCATCCTGAAGTATCTGTTCGTAATTCTTTCTCAATTCATTTTCTTCTTCTGAATTACCTTTGATGCATGCTATATTTTCTTCATACTTCTTTTGAGCTGTCTGCCTTTCTTTTTCATACTCATCATCTATAAGAGAAATACGGGTTTCGGAAAGACGTTTAGCGATGTCTTCTTGATATTTAGCTTGTTCTTTTGCTAATCTTTCAAGCTCTCTCTGTTTTTCTAAATCATCTTCTGAAGTTGTAATATCTGAAACTTTTATAGTTGATACAATAGCCTGTTGGGCTTTATAAACATTTCTCAATTCTTCTGTAATACCATTATATTCTTCTCTCAATTTGCCGACACGATCCGCAGCTTTAATTATCTCTCCAGAATAAGGGTCAACATAATCAGGTTCTTTTTCTGCTTTTCTCAATTCTAATAATTTGCCAGCTGCTTGCATTGATAACTCCTGTGCCCTTACTGACAATTTATCTATTTCTGATAATTTTACTTTTGCTTTAGACAACTCTATAATATTGTTTTTAGCCATATTATATGCATCAGAAGCTCTCCCAGTCATAATAGCCTCATCAGACAATTTTTTAAAATATTCCGGATAAATAGCTTGTAATTCATCTACTGCTTGTTTGCGTTCTATTATTGATCTAGATGTATCATTAGCCATTTTATACAGTATATTTAGCTTATTAGTTTCACTAATAGAGTTTTTAATCCCTTCTTTAGTAGCATTATTTAGAGCCAATTGTGCTATCGTCGCACTATCAAGAGCTTTTTTAGCTCTACCTAATCCACTAATCCAATTTACCAAATCTTTTCCATATACAGAAAGCAAAGTTATCCCTATCACTAATGCTGTCTGCCAATTAAAGATAGCCCCAGTCAATTGTTTCCAAACAGGTATTCCCTTCATTCCAGATTCCCGCATTGCTTTAAATTCAGCATTTGCCTTTTTAATCTCATCTGCTAAAATCGGAAGATTATTAGATATTGCAAGGAAAAACGTATTCCAACCAACTGCAAGAGATGGAAGTTCTCTTGCGACTTGTTGAACAGACATACCTAAACCATTCCAATGCGAAGCATAATTACCAACATTGCGTTGATAATTTCCCATTTGGGCATCCATGCTTTTTAATTCATTCTTCAGCGTCTGTATTTGCTGCAATGTCTTTTGCCCTTCAGAACCTAAAAATGAATCTTTAGACATAGATTTCAGCCGTTTTTCAAGAGCCAATACCGCAGCATTCATTTCGTTGTAGCTGCTAGATGCGGAAATAATAACAGCAGCATGATTTCTCATTAAGCTTGAATACTGCTTGTTTTGCTCCGAAAGCTCCGTTTGACGCTGCTTTAGTAATGCAGATTTATTCAGATAATCAGTTAAGCTGATATTCCCATTCTTATATTCCTTATCCAATCGTTTGAGTTCATCTTCTAATTCCTTTATTCTAATCTTGTTCTGAATGGTATCTGCCGTCAATTTAGTAACATTATTATCATAAGCTAATATATTATCTACAATTTCAGCATACCTAATCTCAGTAGTCGCTATCGCCTGATTTAATTGATTAGTAGATTGGGTATACGATTGATTTGCCTGAGATGCCGAACTTTGAGCAGAAGAAGTGTTCTGAAATTTAGAAGAAAGCGTATCTAGAGAGCTAGATATCTTATTTATCCCTTTAACTAAATCGTCAAATTGCTTAGGAAGGGTATTAAGAGTCAGTAATTTATTTATCTTATTCCCATAATCCTCCAAAGTCTTATTGTATTTTTCCTGAATAGCAGCCATTCTATTCTGAGTAACAATAAGATCATTTAGTGTTTTATTATAAAGAATCGATTTGTCAGATAATTCTTGGAATGTTTTAGGATTGATTTTAACTCCACCGGCTAATTCTAAAGCAAGCTTCTTATAAATTGAATAATTCTCGTTTAATTCCGCCTTAAAGTTTCGCAACTGATCAAAAGCTTTTTGATCGACTACATCCGTGATTTTTAATTCATTTGCCATAACGTTCGAATTAAGTACCGGGCCACTTGACACGGTTTCCGCACAAATATAGGAAGATTTGAGGAAATTTACAAGCTATTTAGAATGAATAAAGATAAGAAAGGCAGGCAAAAAGAAAGGCGGATGTTAGTCCGCCTTTATATATTATACGATATTAGAGTGTTTCTTTAAATATAAATCTCTAAGATATATGCTCATTAGCTTGATTATAGATTGCATTGAAAGCCTCACATCTTTATCTTCTCCAGAAGAAGGATCTTTTAATTGAATTGTATCAGGGGAATAATAAAGAAATTTCTTTATATCAGCAAACATCTCATTCCCCATGTTTCTCAAAAGATAACTTAGTGCTTCTTCCTCCACATCATAAGCTGTTTGAGGGTTTATATCTTCTAGTTCCTTAATTAAAAAATCAATATTATTATCTATTGTTTTTTTGGCTGATGATTTCTCAAATAAAACTTCTCCAAGAGGGGTCATTTTTAAGGGACTTGCCTTCTTTGCTAACTTATCAATCATATCATTATCAAATTTCATTAACCATTTGTTTATTTCGACAACCATATCATTGGTAGAGGTAACAATTCGTTGTAGTTCATTATATCTTTGTTCTGAATCACGAATACCGTCCTTATGTTTATCACAAGGAAGACTATCAACCTTATTCCTAGTTTCTTCTAACTTAGCATGATACTTTGACAGTTTCCAACTCCCAATGATTGCTAATACTATAACAGCTATCCAAGGAGCATTGTTTAGTAAATATGTGATTACTGGAGCCATGTGTTTAGTATGTTCATTAACTTTTTGTTCTATCGATGATGTTTTATTGTACAAATATAGCAAACAATTTATTAATGAAACAATTTACTTAGCAAATTGATTAAAACAACGCTCGATTTAACTTTTCAGCAACACAAAAACGCCCACCTTCCGGCGGGCGAAGACTGGTTAGGAGAAAGATGAATAATATCTTTCTATTTATATTTTACGGCTACTCCTGTAACTTCATATACAGGATATGAACCTTTTGTTTTATCTTTTCTGATAAGATCAAATTTTATAATTCCATTAGCACCGATCTTTTTAGCCTCTTCAACTGCAGTAGAAATCATTCTTTCTAAGGTTGGGACATAATATATGGACCATTTATCAACTGTCACTTTGCGTACATGCAATTTATGCTCCTTTTTTACTTTTGCCCCTCCGCAGAATTCCAAATCTATTAAGCCTATAGGTTCAAACTCCTTATTCGCAATATCTGTCGGATTTATAGTAAAATTAGGGTCATTTATATACTCTCTAAAATCTATAGACCATCTTTTTTCACTATAACTAGATGTACTACAAGATGATACGACAAACAATACAGCTAATAAAAATAAAAACTTCTTCATAAGTGTATGTAATTTAAATGTTTATAATATATTCTACATGCTAATATTTAATTCCCTTCACTAATATTCCTACACCATTAGAGAGACTTTCGATATTATCTCCCGACATAGTATATTCTACAGGAAACCATTTAGATAACTCCATCGTATTTTCATTTTCTGTTTTCCATTCATATTTACCGACTTTTTCCCATATGCCAATTTGAGCAGATTCCTCCAATATAATTCTATCATCTTCTTCACGATAGACACCGGAAGCACCAGACATATATTTGTCGCCCTCATTACCAAAAACAGGAGAAATCGTTGTTGATATATCATATGTCATATCTTTATAAAAAGATAAAACGACCCTTCTGCTATTATCATTATTAACAGTGATTACTCCCTTATATTTCAATCTTAAATTTTCATCTTGCTTTAATTCTTCATTTTTATCACATGAACACAAGAACGAAAACAATAACAGAACAAATGCTATTTTTCTCATAATTTATGCGTTTAAATAACTGTATACAGCAAACTAACGGACAAATTACTCTACTGCTTTAATCCGTTTTAGCTAAAACATGGTTAAAATTGTACCTCTATGTTCAATTTACCCCCAAGCCCTTTAGTCACAATGTCGTAAAGCGTGGAAAGAGTAAGGTTGCTCCCTTCCCTTTCAACTTTAGATATGAAAGAACGCTCCTTTCCTATCTTTCCTGCAAGCTCGCTTTGGGTCATTTTCCTTGCTTCACGAGCATTGCGTATCTGAAGCCCGACACGAAGGTTGGAAAGTTCGGTTTCAATCTTATCCCGGCGCGGAGTACCGATTTCTCCATAAACCTTATCCTTTATATCCTCAAGAGTGTAAGTTTCCATATCATTCCCTTTCCCTTTACATCACAGGCTTTACAATCTCGAATTTGAGACCGAGTGCGTCGATGATACGAAAAAACAATCCGACCCCAGGTTCGATAACTCCCTTTTCTATCCTTGATATATAAGTTTTATTAGTACCGACTTTTTCTGCCAATTCAGATTGCGTCATTTTTTCTTGTTTACGTGCGTTACAGACTATTTGCCCTATGCAATAAGCATAAGCCTCCTTGTGAAATTCTTCACGCTCGGGAGACCCTATTTTGCCATATTTATCATCAAGTATGGCGTCAAAGCTGCCAATGTTATTTTTTTCCTGCATAATATTCTTTTTTAAGTTCCAATGCTTTTTTAATTTCACTTTCCGGCGTCTTTTGCGTTTTCTTCTGAAATCCGTTGAACAGCATCACGATGTTGTCTTCATCGAATAGAAAGAATGCACGGTAAATATTCCCGTCATAAGACGCTCTGATTTCATAAATGCCGTCACGGACAAATTTTACAAACTTCTCACTTATCCGTTCCTGTATTTTGAGCATGCCCAACACGTAATCAAGTTTCTTTTGCGCTCCGCTATCCAGTGAACGATAGAATGAAATGAAGTAGTCTTTATAGAATAATATTTTCCGTTCCTGTTTCATGTCGCAAAGGTAACTTATAATTCACTTTTTCGCAAATATTTCCCGCTTTTTCTTTTTGTATTTCAAATAAAGGTTGTATATTTGCAGTGCTAAATCAATTATAGGGGTGGCAAACTCCTATGGATTCCATTGGGAGTTATTTTTTTGCCAAGACATATTGTAGTAGTATCTATCGTTTTAAAGATATTGCGCCTACCGAGTGGAGATACGGAAACGCCTCCAAAATAAACCCTATGGTTGATTTAGCAGCTCGTAGTAGGCGCGTTTTTATTATTATGCTAAATCAACCAATTCAAGTCCTAAAACAAACCGAATTGCTTGGACACCAATTCGCCGTTTATGGAACAGCAGAAAATCCATTGTTCTTAGCCAAAGAAGTAGGAGAAGTATTAGAATACTCCGAAAGCAATTCAAGCAAGTTAACTAATCTCGTAGATGATGATGAAAAGGTTCGTAATATTGTTACGACCCCCGGTGGGAATCAGGAAGTTTGGATGCTAACCGAGGACGGATTATATGAAGTCCTTATGCAATCCCGTAAACCAATTGCCAAACAATTCAAGAAGGGGGTAAAACAAATCCTTCACGAAGTACGAACCACTGGCGGCTACATTGCCACCAAAGCGGAAGACACCCCCGAAGAAATCATGGCACGTGCCCTTACGATTGCACAAGCCACGCTTGCAAAGCGTGAAGAACGCCTAAAACAGCTCGAAGTAAAAGCAGAACAACAGCAAGCCACCATCGAATTGCAAGAGAAGGAAATCAAGCAGGCCGCCCCTAAGGTCAACTACTACGACACCCACCTACAATCGGTCAACACTCTGACCACTACACAGGTAGCTAAGGAGATAGGGATGAATGCGGAAAAGCTCAACAGCAAACTGAAAGAGCTTGGAATACAATACAAACAATCAGACCAATGGCTGTTGAAAGCTCCGTATGACAGATGGGGAATGCACGATGTAAGGACCAACATTTTCACGAGCGAAAGAGGTAATACCCACACCAACACATATACGGTCTGGACGCAGAGAGGCAGGCGATTCATCATAGCCCTATACGAAAACGATTGGGACGTGAAGAAAGCCATCAAGCAAATAAAAGGTGAGATGAATTCTGCCGCCTAATCACACTGCTATGTTAGAACTTTTAATACTGCTGGGCACCCTGTATGCAGCATATAGGGTGTTCCGTAAGGGAAGCGAACACTTCTTTTACAACGACTAACAATGCAGCTTATACGCTGTAAATCATCAGAATACATACGAATACACGAATCACGAAAAATAAAAAGTATCATTATGGAATTTTCAGAAATTAGAGAAAAGTTTGAAGGTCTGACAGCAGACCAAGTTTGCGAACTGGCAAAGTTCGGTAAAGAGATTTTAAACCATGCCGGCATGTTCGGCTTATCATCAGGGTTGCTGAACTTGATTAAGGATATTATCAACGCAGATGATTATGTGTATGATGACAATAAGTGTACAATCGAGACACTTATACATATTATCAGCCTAGTTAATGATTTGACTGAAAAATGTTTACACGAGCGTAAAACTCCTTTTGGGCTTACAGGGCTAAAAGATGATAATGAATACTTGGGATTAAAAGACGCAACCAAAATAGAAGCATTATAATAGATAAGTCAGGGGATTTCGGTCCGACACTGAAGTTGACGCCAATCAGCGGGAAAGGGTAGCTTTAGGGCTACCCTTTTTTATGCCCCAATGTTAAATAATGTAGTAAATCACAATATCTTTCCTGTTTTATTTGGAGCATATCACATTAATTGCTATCTTTGTAACATCAAAATAAGAGATAAAGTAATAACAATATAAAAAACAAAGATTATGAAGACGTTTGAATTTAACAACGAGGCAATTACTATCGAGAAAACAGGTTACGGACAGTATGTATTAAGCGGTTTGGGTATCTCAGTGCATTGTACGGACTCTGAGATCTGGGATTGGTGTGATGACGATGAAAACGAAGATAAGCATTTGGCGGCCAAAGAGTCTGCGTACAGACTGCTTGTAAATTCTTTGTAAAACAAAAAAATAAACAACATGGAAAAAGTGAGTAAAAAAAGAGGAAAGATTATCACAGACCGAGAAGAACTGCTTGTTTGTCAGCAATATAAGGATGGATGGACACTTAGAAAGATAGCGACGTATGCTAACATCTCCCAGACAACCGTGATGGCGATCTTAAGGAGAAGGGAGATCCCTCTCCGGAACGGAAAACAGATCACTGAAGAGCAGGAAAAACAGGTGATAGATCTGTATCTGTCAGGAGGAAAGATTAAAGAGATAATGTCAAAAACCGGCGTAAAGTCTGAACAGACGATTTACCGGATCATCAACAATTCTGGAGTAGATAAGAGGAGGTAACAATTACTCCTTTAATCGTTAAAAGATGTAGTAAATCACAATATTTCTTCTGTTTTGTTTGGAGCGTATCACAATAATACTTATCTTTGTAACATCAAAATAAGAGATAAAGTAATAAAAAATAAAAAAAATATGAAGACTTTAAACATCAACGAAATCGTAGAAGCAGCAAAAACAATCGCTAAAGAAAGAGGTGAAAACATCTTCTTCGGAGTAAGAGGGAATATCATCGAAGGCTGTCGCAATCGTAAGACTTCTGAAGAATACGAGTTTGATGTTGAGAATGAAGAGTCTATCTATGATAATACAAGAGATGAGGTTGCTACTTCTATTATCCTTGAAGCAATTGATTCATTAAAAGGTGATGATGAAGTTGTTGTTGAGTTTGAAGAGGCAGAAGAATCTGAATCAGTTGAAACATCAAATATTAATATTAATCCTTGCAATGAGTACTTCCTTCGTTTTACAGAAGACGCTGAAGGTGATCTGAGAAGAGGAACCTCTTTGTTTAAAACAGGCAGCATGGATAAAGCTGTAGAGCTTGCGGGTCTGTGTGGATTCTCAATCGACTTAGTAGGACTTTCTAAGTCAGAGATTGAGAGAAAGGTTGCCAGATATGCAAACATGTTTGCTTATTACTCTAAAGGATGTAAGGCTGTTATTTTTGAAGGTGAAACAATTGAGAATAACAAGAATGGAGAAGGTGTTGTATTCAAGCCTTACAGAATAGAAGGATTTGTAAAATTCTAAGATATATCAAAAGGCCTTGCCGTAATCTTGCCGTTATTGCTTAATTACCCTTACCATAACCTTACCACTTTCAAGTGGGCTGTTTGGTAAAATATCAATACACAAATTTCTGCCATGCCTCACTCTGTAAAATATTGTTACCCCACCCTTGCTTCGAGGCAGGTTTGTTCTATTTTTCCTCTTATTTTTGTATAACACCCGTGATTTTTCTGACCAAGTAGTCTTTTTTTTGGTCTGTTTGTCGTATTACGGATATATGTACTCAATAAATGTGCCGGTATAATTCTCTCCATCTTTGACAAAATAATATGTACCATCCGGCTTTTCTATTAGGACAAACACAGATTGTTCCATTTTAGCAGCCTTTCTTGCGATCTCCCGCATTTTCTCTATAGAAGCAAGCCGTTTATTACCTTGACACCAACAACTCATAATACACCAAATTTTGAGAAGTAATTTTTAAGCGCCGGATTAAGCACATATTTAAGGAAGTACTCACGGGACTTTCCTCCTACTCCCAATATGGCACTTCCGTACTTTCTTTCAATATCCGGTCCTATGTCACTTCCCCTCGTTTCTATCTTCAATCCCCTTGAAGACGAAGAGACACGTATAGAATCATAGAATTCGCCTGTTATAATGAGGTTTGGAGTATAAATATCTCGCGCCGGATAACCTTGGAAAGATGGAGTCGGTTTCGTTATTCTCTTCTTCATCTTGGCGTAACTCTTTGCGGCTTCATAAGTAGGAAACCAGGGATCATTCAAATAAGTTGGACGCAATGGTTTATCATTACCATTTACTCCCGAATACAGCTGTTCCGTCACAAATTCCCTAACAAGAGATTTATTCGAATCCATAACATTCTGAATCTCTCCTTCAAACCCAGCAACAAGAGAGGTTACATTATCTAATGCTTCTTTAATTGTAGCCATATTCTAACAAATAAGAGAAAAGGGAAGGCAAACGCCTCCCCCTTCCTGAAAACAAACCACTTTAAATAATATCCACTGAAGGAGGTCTGGCACTAACGATCCTGTCGTATATGTCAGAGAGGATATTTTCTCTTTCTGTTTCTGTCCTATCAAGAAAAAAAGAAGTTTTATGCTTGTTGATGAATTCTCTTTTCTTCATTTTCTTAACTTCTTCATCGACAAAGTTAACTCCCTCTACTTTCATTCTACCCACTGTTCAATGCCGACAACACCATTTTCCTGAAGAATCTTCGGAGATTTCAGGGAAACCGCACCCGAAGCAGTTATCGTAAGAACACCATTTGCATAAGTAACGGCAGTTGCACCATTAAAGCAAGTAGAAGCACCTTCGCTTAATGCCGGCCCAAAGAAAGATGTGACATCAAGATTACCGAAATGTTCTTTCAGCTTATAATTATTTTCTCCGGAATCTATTTTTACCAATTCGACATAAACAAGCCCTGTCAAAGCTTCTACTACGTCAAACTTATACACCCGGTAATCGGCGTTCTTCACGTACTTTTCATAGTCCTTGAACATTGTACCGATAGTCAGGTTTGCCTCCGTTCCGGAAGAATCCCAGCCCTGACCGCCCGGATAAACTCCGGACAAGGGAATTCCCGCCAGCTCCTCGGTGCCATCATTCATTCCATACACAACGTTATTCTCGTCCACGAAATAGGCATCAAAAGCAACTCCTTTTGCGGCCATGATATTAGCCTTCAGACTTGAATCGAAATCCTCCAGCGTCCATACGTCATCTTTCGCTGAGTAGGATGTAACCTTGTTAGGCCCATATCCTGTAGCACCTTTGTTGGCCTCTCCACCAGACGGAGCATATTCAACAATCGTCTTGATCGGAAAGATACGAGCCGGTCTGTCATCGTGACACGCAGCCTGCAACGCCTCAGCGGTTACATTCTTAGGAAGTTTATATCCGTGCATTGCCAAGATGATGGCTTTTACCTTTCCCGGATCAAGTATACATTTTGAAGTACCGGTATTAAACTGAGCAACACCGGCGCATTCTCTAAATTCTGTCGCCATAACATTTAATATTTTTGATTGTTATTCTTAAATCTTTTATTTCTATTACATCAATAAAATCTCTGAATGGTTTACCATTAGCCTCTACTCCTTTTCTTCCGTAGCGATAATTCTCTTCGTAGTAATGAGGAATGCTATTATTATACTTATGCACCAGGTCAGGAGACTTATCGATACTTTTAATAAACGCATCATAAATAGGGCGAAGCGCCCCTTCGAAGGAGACCTTTTCCCGTTCTTCATTCGTATAATCCTTTAAGGTGTCTACCATGATAGCCAGTTCAAGAGTCGTTGTACGATCCTTTCCTGTACGATCCTCGGTATATGGAGAATAAAGACAGATAATAGGAAATCTTAATTTACTCATTTTAGGCGATTCAGCCCATTCGGTAAGTATACCGGCAATATAATCCCAATCACCAAACATATAGGAAATATTCTTGCCATAAATCCCGGATGTGGAAGAGACTATATCTCTGAATATATTATTGATTGACTTCATATACCCATTGTGTTTATTTCTTCCAACATACTCTTATCAAACTCAAAACCATCATAACCTTTATTACCACACAGATAACGGAATAAAGACTCATTCATCTCTACCATGTCATTCCATGCTGACACAAGGAGATTATTCGGATTAGCGCGATCCTCCGTTGAACCATATACGGTCCCTGTCGGAGTCTGCTTTACTCCACATCTTCTAACATAATGAAAATATACATAGTTAGCAAGCGGACTATACCCCTTTTCAGAAAGCTTCTCTTTAAGGGTATCCCATTTTTCGATTTTATCTTCGGCGGAATGAGAAGAAAGGTAATCCCAGAATTGACGGCTCATATCCTCACCCAGAACAAGCTGAAGATATTGTCTTTCATATCGGTCTATATATGATTGTAAGTTATCCCTCTCCGCAATACGAGTCGGAGAATCTGAATCTATATCCCAAATGATGCCAAGACTCAACATTCCAGTGAAATATGAACCGTCAATAATCATGAGTTAGTCTTTTTACGTTTTGTGAAAAGTTCTTCGCACCCTAATGCCTTAGCATCGTTTAGCAATTCGCTAGTCGCTTCAATTTTCCCTTCTGCATAAAACTTGCTGGCAAGAGGCATACCTACCATAACTTCCTCTCCAGTTTTATACATTGTACCATCCTTGATAAACGTTACCTTGTAACGCTTTGTCAAATTCATGTTATATTCTTTTCCCATATGTTAATCAACTGATTTTGTAATACCTTCAATTACAGTATTAAACTTATCTTTTACAAAAGCTGTTTTATACTGAGACTTGATATAGCACATCAATCTCTTTTCAGCAAGCACCGTTACGATATTCTTTCTGAAATCGTCATTTTCCCAGCCTAGTGAGATTGACAGATTCCATAAGTCACGGATGTTCAAATAAGAGAAATCTCCCATGATGAAATCGCCCTGTTCCACCGCGGTAGTAGTCTCAACTCTTAATCCCTGGATCAACTCATCGTTGTATCGGAATGGTCTCAAATACTGCCCATTAGCATCTTTCGTCAACTGCATTGAAGCGTAATCCAAAGGATTCATCAATACCAGGTTAGGGCGATAAGCCATTTCGCTAGTAGAAACGATTTGAGAATAAGCCGCTACAAGGGCATCAAACATATTTGCCTTGTCAATATAGAAGTTTGTCAAAGAGAAAGCTGGCATGTCTGCGGCTACCCCTTTAATTTCTCCAGACGATCCAGATCCTGTCAAGATCCCCTGTTCTTCTTTTATGCCAAGTTTATTCACCATTTCTGTTTGCACCTCATTCACAAAGCTTGGGAAGTCAGAAAGAGTTTCTTCTGTAAATTTAGCAGCAATAGCAACTTTGGCAGCTGTAACGGTTTTTTCCGAAAGAGTTGCATCCATCAACGGCTTTAGCCCACCTTCAGGAACCCATGCGGCATCACCATCCTTGCTAACGTATTCCGCATAAATAAGCGACCTGCTATTAGTCCCGGAAACACTTGCGTAATTACGAATTACAGTCTGAGATCTTGGATTTACAGATAAATTCGGATCAACCTCAACACCGTAATGAGGAGCCAGAGAACCAGAAGATATAACTGCGGCATCTTTTGTATTTACTACCAGATTCAACTCTAGCTTATTGCCAGGAGATGCTTTACATGCAGATTTCAAATCAACTGTAGAACAACCGGTTTGATTTTCGGTGATATAAGCTTTTAATTGTTCCCGAAGTTGATCTTCAATGGATTTTAACTTATATGTTCCTCCTTTTGTTTTTTCAGTAGCTGCCTTAATGCGTACAATAGTTTCCTCAAAGGATTTCAAACGCTCGTTGATAGATTCACTGTCTGCAAATCCCTTGACTTCTTTTTTCAACTCTTCAATAGACTGAGTTGCATTTTCAATTGACTCTTTCATAGACTTAGAATCAATTTCGTCTTTCATAAACTGCTCAAAAAGGGCTTCCATATAACCATCAAGTCCTTTAGAGAACACATCGAAAACTTTAGATTCGTCTTCCGACAATCCTTTAGTATCAAGGTAGTCTTTAAACTCAATCTTTTTCGCTTCTTTTCCCATACTTACTTTAATTTTAAATTTTTGAACATTGATTTTACCTTATTGCCGTGCATATCGGCTTTCTGTCCTTCAAGTGATGATTCTTTTCGATTCTCCGGCTTGAAAGATGAAAGTGATATTACCTTTGATATAATTCTCTGTATCTTCTGCTGCTTGGGTGCGGACAGCCCTGAGCACACTTCAGATATTTCGGCATTTAATTTCTCATAAGCTTTTTCAGCATCTTCTATAGATTTTAGTCCTAAATATTCTGTTTCTCCATTGCACCCAATAGAGACAACAGATATCTCATAAAGATAGACCTCTTTGACAATATACGCATCTTTCTCAGCGTCATACATGCATTTCTCATGCACATATTGATACCCAATGGAAAATTGATTTAATGTACCCGACTCAAGTTGCTTTATAGCCTGGTTGCCGCGCGGGACATCATCAATTACCGATTCAAAATAGAGACCCTTGCCATCCTCATTCAAGACAGTAAATCTCCCAATCGGTTCTTCCATGTCATGCATCCACAACATGATTATCTTGTCATTAGCCGCACTTTCCGGTCCCCGGTCCTGAATACTTTTTGAGAAGCACCCTTTTATCAGGATATCACCTGCTTTATCTTTATTGCCAAATACAGATGCGTACCCGCTGATCGTCCGACTTTCACCGTCATAGTTGACATCTTTTGAATTAATTGAGAATGTCTTATACTGCATCCCCAGCCTACCCTTATATTTATTAGCTTTATCCATTTTCAATAGAGTTATTTATTTTTAATTCACCTTTGGGGTTATCAGGATCAATATCAATGAACTTTGCCAGTTCATTTCTAGATTCATCAAGGGTTATTTGTCCTTTTTCGACCAACTGTATTAAAGAAGAAGACATTTTCTGAAATGCTGAAGAAGATGCCGACTTATCTTGCTGAAGACAATCAACATGAGTATAGTCCAGTTTTATAAAAACACCTTTGGGACAAATAGCTTCCGTCAGCGCTTCTGTCACTTTCTCTGAATCAGGAATAATAAGACCTTGATAAGCAGATTTCTCAGCAATACTTTTATTGTCATATTTAGACTCATCAAATAAGCTATAATCAATACCTATTGCATTGCAAATCTTTCTACTACACCGCTCGTCTTCCTCGTGAAGTTTGAGCTGGGATGAATCATAATTTAAAGGAATCCATCCCAACTTTATTTTTGATGTGAGGATAGGAAATTTATTGAGAATGCCATATTTCTCTTTTAATTTAGATTCCAAAGCTTCTTTCTCATCTGGAGTCATAACCTGATTACCCATTTTATCTGAATAATCAGAATAAATAATACCTTTAGGACCGCCATTTACAATTAACTGATAGCTAGCCGTCATTGCCGCTATCCAATTATTAACCGGCATAGAAAGTGAATCAGTGACAGACGAAAAATCAATATCTTGATTTACACCATTTATGTTAGCAGAACTATCATAGATTACAAAGTAATCTTCATCTGATAATTCCTCCTGCGAACCATTCCATTCAAGATATACTTTAGAAACAATATCTTCCAGATCATACTGGCGAAATAATTTACCAGAAGAAACCATGTGAAAAATCTGTGCAGGAATAACATACATTGCAAGCGGCAATGATTTTCTAGACGATCTTACAGTAAAAATAGGGCAATATCCAAAAAGCTTTAGAGACATCTCAATCTCTTTAAAAAATCCAGCCCTTGTTTGAAGTGGATTAGGACGTGATAATAATTCCCTAATGTTATTATATCCCTCTTTTTCGTTTCCGTCCTTGTCTGTAACATATATTCTCCCATTTGCAAAGAGAGAACCGACTTTATTTATAACAGTAGAGAACGGAGTACACACAAGAAGAGAGTCAGCTTTATCTTGATCTAAAGTTAGATCATAGTCATTTCTAATTTTACCTGATGGTGAGAAGAAATTGGTAAGATACCAGAAATTCCCTTTAGAATCCTTTTCAATAGCCTTTACCGCCTCCCTCATGGAAGGAGCAGATATATTAATCTTTTTTTGAAACCAATTTCCTAATTTAAGCATAAAAAGAATGATTATCTGATTTGAGATAACCATTCCCTACGAGATGAAGTGGTCTTTACGGATATATATGCTAACAAAAAGGCTGATAGCATAAAAGTTATAGGTTCCGTGCATCTTCACACGAAGGGATTGTTATCCTCACCGCAAATATAGAAATTATTTCTATTTAGTCCAAATAAAAATAGATAATTATTTTATGCAATTATATCATACTTGAAGATTTCACACGAGAACATATACAAGACAATACATACATGGCTTCAAAACTATTAATTCCATCATAATCAGACATGTTAGCTATTATAGCAAAAAACGAATTATCGGCTTCAGGGAAACGAATATTCTTAATAATAGATTGGTATGATTCAATCATACTTTTCTTGTCCGTTATCTCTTCTCTTACCCACAAGTTGTAATCTATAAGTTTTCTATAATCATCTGCGTAATGTTTCATCTCAAGAGGAATCTCCATTTGTACATTCCCATCAATTTTATTAATGAGAGAATCAATAGGAATCAATGAATCAGAGAACAAGCAATCAAGCAGAAATATTTTTTTGTCAACAACACAATAAGAAACCATTATAAATAATCCGTTTATATTTGGATGTATTTCAACAAATACTTGATTATCGGTCCCTATCTCCTCTTTATTGTAGTATAAGACATCTATTTCGCCCCTCATTTCTACAGTTCCAGTAAGAGCGTCACAGGCATCATCATGAGCATTTTTCCCTTTCTTTCTATATGTTTTCAATTGAGATGAGAACTCCGGCCATCTTCTTTCCCAATCAGTAGGAAAATAAGTAAGATTCATCACTTCGGAAGATCTGGTAAAGATGCGAACCTCTTTGTTTTTTGACTGATGAAACCAACTTACTTGAGTTTTGGGATTGCCAATCATCCGCATTTGTTTCTCTATATTCCTAGCAAATCCTCTCCCTCCATTATTACTTTCTATATTAGCTTTGGATATTTGGTCCTTAGTAAGCATTTTGGCTGTTTCCGGCTCGGTAAACTCCATCTCTTTTTGCGTAAAAAGAACATCAAGAATGAAATTCCCTATCTCGGTGTCAACATAATCAATAGAACATAAATAATCACTTCCCGTATCAGCTGTATCTGTGTAGTTCTTTCTTATTGCTCTGTTAGTTACTGGAATAGTCTCATAAGTCTTAAACTTGCCATACATTAATCCCTCCATAGGAGTCGGATTCTGCATATATTGAGTTTCAAAGACATAACTGTTTACCTTTTGCATTCTATGCAACTCTTCGAGTGTATGCTTAAATTCCCATAAAGCTTTCTCTTCCCCATTTTCATACACTATTGCCGGAAGGGATAAAACAGTCCATTCACCCGGCTCATTTTCCATCAGATATCCGCAGAGATCATGCTCATGCAGCCTTTGCATAATGATTATAATAGGAGTGTTTCTTGAATTAACACGATTTCTTATAGTTGTCTCAAATCTTTGGTTCACCTTTTCTCTAGGAGTATCAGATATTGCATCTTCAGGTTTAACAGGGTCATCAATAATCAATGCCCCAGCAAATCTAGGAGACGGTTTGAACTCTTCCAATGCTTTAGATAAATCGTCCTTATCATCAACGGCGCCGGCCCCAAAACCTGTAACCTGTCCTCCTGCGGCTGTGGCATACATTCCTCCGCCTTCTGTCGTATACCACTTCTTTTTGGCATCGCTTGTTCTCTTGATGTCCACATAAGGGAATACACGCTTATACTCTTCCGACTTAACTATATCCCTTACCTCTTCTGAATTATCATTAGCCAGATCATCCGAATAAGATAAATGAAGGAATTTTGCAGATGGATTGATTGCAAGCCCATATGAGATGAAATTCTTTACTACTAATTCTGTCTTGGAATATCTGGGAGCTATATTTATTATTAGCTTTTTTATCTTTCCATCAATCACATCATCAAGAGCCTGACATATTTTTACGTGATGGTCATTTACTACAAATTTGCGACCGAATCTTGCTTTAAAGAAGTATCTCGTATAATTTAATGTCCCTGACAAGCAAAATGCCCGTATGTAATCATATCCCTCTCCTGTCATAAGTCCTCTATGATTCGTTTGGCTTCCTCTTTGGTCATCGGGGAAACCATGTTTACGTTTACATCCTGTGGTGAATCGTAACCGAGCATCTTGCAGATACGCTCGATAGCTTTAATCTTATCGTAAAGCTCTACTTTCACATACTCCACATCGACGATCTCCGGATCTCCGATTGTACCGATGTTCTTCTTCAGAACTTTCGTTGATATGCTCCTGATGGCAGCCTTGTCCCTTTCTGAAAGAGCTTCAAAATCCTTCCTTTTTATCCACGTATTATGCATGCTTGCGATTGACGAAAAGGCAATACCGGATAATTCCTGCAAGATACGGTCTTTGGTCACATCCGATCTGTCTTTCAGTTCCTTTTGCAACTCCTCGACCCTTGCCAAAACCTTGTTATTTTTTAGCAGTACTGATGCTCTTTCCCATACAGTTTTATCAGCCCAATTTTCACTACTTGGATATGCACGACGATATGCCTCGGATGCGTTTCCGCACTCTATATAGTAATTACAAAAATTTTCTTGTTTTATTGATAATCCCATGTCTTTTCGTCAGATTAGCTACATGCCACTTGACATGTAGCACAAAGTTAATGATTTAAATTTATTATTTTACATTTTTAGCCCAGATTAGTGCATTATACCGAGAACAAGCCCATAACTTTACTTCCCAGTCTTTATTTAGCATCTTTTCTTTCATTGCAGCCTTCAAGCATTCCGCCAGAAGGTTATTGTCTATTTCTTGGTTCATGATCATTTTAAAGGATTAATTATCTGTTCTCTGTCTTCCATCTTTCTTTTAAGATAATCGTATTCCCGTTCAATACACTTGCTTATCTTTTCTACATCTTCGTAACGCTCAGCCTTTATAAGCTCTCTTTTGAGGCTTTCAAGCTGATTGATGTATACAATGTCGTTACGGTCCGTTACATGCTGAATATACATTTGTATATCGTTCAGCTTATTCTCCATGCGCCCATGCCATTTGCTTATCATGATTAAGATAAAGGCAACGGTTGTAGCATTAATAAAAAACAATGCTACTTTGATGATCAAGTCTAATACTTCATTTGCTGGCATGGCTATGCATCCTTCTCTAATTGTTTCACAATCTTAAAATAATCCTCATTACTCAAAACCTTTTCCGCAGCATCAAGCACTGTGTTATATCCGTTACAATAAGCCAGATCTGCAATTTGACTTATTATAAGTTTATTAATGTAATCCTCTTGCAACTTTAATAGTCTTTCTCGGCAACGGGATTTATTAAGTTCTCTATTCATTTTATTCCTCCTTGATTAATTCCGGGTTATCGTAGATATTACCTGCAATCTCTTCCGTTACATTGTAATAACAGAATGGCATTATTTTGTGGTTCCATTCCCCGATATACCCAAAGCATCCGTCTTTTATGGATACTTCATTGTATATATTTTTATCTCCATTGTTGCCTATGAATAAGATATCCCCTTCATAGACCTCCTTACCATTCTTGTCATACAAGCCGGTGAACTGGCCTACGGTATCTTCTTTAACACCAATACCATTGATTTGTACCGGAGAAATTGTTTTTGGGATATTAATTCTATGAACTAAATCACCATAAATCCATTCGTCATTTAAGACGGACTTCCCTCTGAATTTTATTATACGATTCATTTTATACCTCCATTATTTTTAACGCTTTCTGTATTCCAGCTTCTAATGCTTCTTCGTAAGTATCCCACTGACCACCATCGTTAGGGCCGTCAAATATACCGGCAGCTATAAAAGTTCCATTATCAGCTTTGCATATATCATAACCATAACCGCAAGCATTTCTAACGATGGAAATATGCAGGTTCTTGGTTTCACGTAGCCACTTTTGAGCGACAGACTGAGTAGGGTAATGATAACTACTGAATCCTTTCTCTGTCAGCGACTTGAAAGTATCCAATGTTACAAATTTTTCGTCCATAATTAATTCTCCGTTTTAAGTTCTTTCAATATTTTCTTCGCTATCTCATAATGATTCAATTGCCAACTGGCATAAACATCATCTGTGTATTCATCGTAATGGTTGGCATATACGTATGCGTTCAAGTTTTCACGAAAGGATTCACCGTCTAAACCTAAATCATCACAATCATCGTACATTCTCAATTCATGAGCCACCTCCTTACATTCTTGATGTGTAACAAAGTCATCTATGGTTCCATCATAGACATTTGTCTGACGGACATATTTTTGTCCTATCGCTATCTTTTCACAACAAAACTCACACCTATGTTCTTTCTTGGCTGTTGGATAAGTTTCTCTTAGTATTGTTGGCATAGTTATTCTCCTTTCTTCACTAATTCCACTTCTGTCGGCTCGTCATCTTCCCAACTTACTTCGGGAAACAGGGCGGTATCAAGTTTAATCCAATCAAGCATAGTTTTGGCTGGTTGCCAATATCCACACTCATCAATCTTTACGGGTCGTGCATTGAAAAGGCACAAATCACCGTCTTTGTCTCTTGTTACATACATAACTTATCCTTTATAAGTTTAATTTACTTAATATCTACTCAATAATTTGTAAAACATTCGTTTCTTCTCGATGTATTTAAGTCCGTTTCTGCGAAGTCCCCTTTTAGTCTTGGACACAATCATTTGACAACCTCTAACGCCAACATATATGAAACCCGAATGACGACTTTTAGCTTCTTTAAAGGCCCACCAAATCGCTTCACGACAATATCTGTAACTATCATTTTGAACGCCTTCATAGCCTTTTCGCATTATGAAATGTCCAATTTCGTTAGCTTCTTCTTCTGAATAGCAAATTGTAAATATATTATTCATCTAATTCTCCTTTCTTTAGTTCCTCACAATGTAACTTATAAGCATGGGCAAACATTTTCAAAGTAACAGGCTCAAAAGCAAAGTCTGCTTGCTTGCCTTCTACTACAACTGAAACACATAAATCTCCATCACAGAAATCAATATATGCTACAGCATCATTTATCCCCTTTATAGAAACAGTTTGGGATTGTATAGTATCATTCATGGTCAATCTCCCTTTGATTCAAGAGGAGGGATTGGCATCCAATGGGTAGGGCGCACAATATTGCCACCATAGTCAATCCAAGTCTCTGTCTTAGGATTAAAATCACACACTCCACATCCGGGAGGATTCATCCTAACATCAAGCACTATGTACAGGTCATCATCTGTTTGCGGTAACCTGTTCTTTACGCTGATCCACGGAGTCACTGATTCTTCCTCCCAACTATCATCTTCGGTAAAAAGTAAATTTATAGCCCCCATCTGGTTTTTCTTATCCCAGAAAAATCCGCTTGACGATTTTACAAGTGTGTCAGATTGATACATAGCACCTGTTCGTTTATTCTTTATTCTCATGCTGTTCCTCCATCCGGATTTATAAATATTCTTTTAACTATATTATATCCTTGAGCTCCTTGTATAGCTGCTTCTTCTAATGTCTGTTTCATAATTTATTTTTTTAATTATTCATCTTGAAAATCATCAATCTCATATTCCCATTCCATTGCATCCGCTTCTCGAATATTATCACTAAGCCATTCTTTTGCGTTTTCAAGCTCATCATCCCATTCAGGTACATCACCACCTTCATCATAGGCTTTAGCTAATTCATTATAAACTTCGTCAGGGACTTCAACATTTCCAAGTCCAACTCGATAAGTTACTTTGATTGTTAAATCTTTAATATTCTTCATATTTCCTCCTCTCTTCTAAATCTTCATCATCTATATCTAATACCAGCCCTCCATTAAGAACATGTTCCATCATCCCTTTAGATAGCTTCATTGTCTGTTCAAGTGTAGGTCTTTTCCACCTAAATACTCGAATGTAATCCGGCACATTCTTAAAGGACCTTGTATGTTGCATTAACCCACCACAACTACATTCAATAATAAAGGGAGTAACACCTTTGTCTGCGTATGTGGTAATTTTATTACGACCACATTTTTCACACTCATATAAATCATACGTTCCGCGACCATCGTATATCTTAGCATCTTCAATGGTTGATGCCATTTTTGTATATCTCTTTGTTATATCTTTTTTGTCCATATCCGTATTTTAAGTAAATGTTTGATTTTCTCATGCGCCGATTTCATCGCTTCATCAGAAGCCTTTTCGAAAAGGCTATCTGCTATATGAAAGTCTTTTTTAAAGCGATTATCAGGAACAACATATATTGTATCTGTTATTTCTGTAATCCGTTTTATGGGAAACACAGTCAGATATACATTCTCGGTTTTACAGCTTGCTACTATGACAACTGTAAGAATTAATAATAGTTTCTTCATTTTTGATTTATTTTACGCTAATTGTTTATCGAACATCTTAATACATTCAAATAAATATTTTGCCACTGTTGGATTTACCGCATTGCCGATACTTCCAACTCTGTGTGACCAATTGGGAAACCCATCATCATTTCTAACAGTGCTATGCGCTGGGATTTCAAGAATCCTTTTTGCACAAGAATATCCGACACTCGTATCTGATGTCCACTGTTTAAATATCGAGTTAATGCTTCCACGTTTTGCAAACGTCGCCTTGTAATCCGATTTTGTTGGAGTAGGCAATAAGGTAAAGTCTTTCCCTTTTGTGCGGGTATCCAAAAGCGTAGTTTGATATACATTGCCATTCCGCATTATACCCGATTTGGGAAAGGTCGCATAGGACTTGTTCGAGACCGGAAATAACGAGAGCTGGCGAATTTTCAATGATGACGTACTTAGGTCTAACCTCCCGTACAATTCTATACATCTCACTCCATAAGCCGGATCGTTTCCCTTTAATACCTTCACGTTTTCCGGCAACGCTGATGTCTTGACACGGAAATCCTCCACTAATGATGTCCACACATCGTAATCCGGTTGTTTTTGTAATATCTGTGAATCTTTCTGCATGAGGAAATCTTGATTTTAATATTTCACCTTGAAATTTTTCTATCTCACAATTCCACAAAGTGTCAATTCCCGCCATTTCAGCTCCTAATTCAAAGCCGCCAATGCCACTAAACAGAGAGCCGTGAGTCAATTTGCTTTGCTTCATTTCTATTTTTGTTATTAATTAAAAATATGCGCAAATACACTCTTCTCGTCAGACAGCTCAAGACCTAGCTGCGAAGGATAACTTTTGATGTAGTTGTAGAACGCGAACATCTTCTTGTCGTCGTCACCGCAGCGATCAATCAACAGCTTGATGAAGGCAAGGAGACAGTCTGAGTCGTTTCCGAAGTTCTCCTGAGTAGAGAACTGGGTCTTGTCTACATCTTGCTTCAGCCGGCGTATAGCGGCTATCGCTGTGTTGAAATTGTGCTTGGCATCGTAACGCAAATCATAGCCCTGTTTTTTCATTTCACTTCTCATGTCAAGGAGAAGAGTTTCTACGACATCTGTCAACACATACGTCAGGTTGAGAGTCGTATTAAGATTTGTTGTTCCTATTAGCATGATTTATGTGTTATAACATTAAACATTTCTTTTGCTATCTGACGTGTAAAACTTATCAAGATTCTCCTTTTGCTTGACAAACTTTCTTTGACATAGCATTTCAGATATATTGTTGGAAAGCTCCAAAGCCTTTATAGCTTCTTCATCGCCATCTTTAGCTCTTGATTCAAGTTCAGCACGATATTCCTCATAAAACAAGCCATTCGTCGGCTTGGCTTCTTCTGCATTGTGAGCTTTATGTTCGTTATATGACTGATTATCAGCAGTAGAGCAACGCTCTTTATTGTATTCCTTAAACCAGCTCATAATAACTTGACCGTCAATGCGATTATATATCTTGCCATACTTCATCTTCATAGCATTTTTAAAGCACAACTTGATATCGTCCAGTTTCATGTATGCATATTCCTCAATAATCAGATCTACGGTCATTGCAACTTGGACATCAGACATCGTTTCTGCTGCATTGAAGAATTCTAATGCGTCAGCTAGTAGATATACTACTGCTGCACGAGCTTTTGTCTCTCCAAGATTCTTAATTATAGTCCCAATCAAAGGTTCATGGGAAAGAAATACGTCTTCAATCCTTCTTGGATTCAGCGCCTTGCAGTATTGCTCCGGCGAGTTGCTTAAGGCGGCTAACTGACTCCCTTCTTGTTGTCGCAGTATCAGCTCGTTTTCCATTATAATTTCCCTCCAGTATCTTTGTATAATTAGCTTGTTTAAATATCCAATCAAAATCACATTTCCAGTTGTGGTCATTGCCCCCGAGGAGAAAAGAACTTTGAAGCACAAGGTTAAATACAGTTCTAATGCTTTCTTTGCCGTATTGGGCTATACGTGCTTTAACTGCTTTCTTCCGTGTTTCGGTCATTGATTTTATAGCCGGAAGCTTATCTCTAAACAAGCTATTATACCAATTCATCAAACCTACCCAATCAATTTTTTGGGAGTGGGACAAAGAAAGCTCGTCTTTCTTTTCTTCTCCGTTAGGAGAAGTTTCTTTATTATTTTCCTTTTCTTTTCTTTTCTTTCTATTTACTTTTACTTTACTTTTACTTTGTTCATTATCGCTATGATTAATTGAATTAATTGTGCAATTAATTGAATTGTTTGCACAATTAATTAAATATTCGGGGATAATAGTCGTTTCTTTGCGTTGATAAGTAGCAAGAAGAAATCTCTTTTGAATGCCAGAAGATGTGAGTATTTTATATTTCTCATAAAGTTCCTGATCGAAAAAACCAACCTGTAATGATTTTATCAAAACTTCTTTTACTGCGCCCTCGGAAACCCCAACTGTGTCAGCAATAACAAAAGGCAAATCTTCGTCCCACAAAATGTAATACCCTTCATCCTTGTAGATATTACACAGCAGGCAAATAAGTATAGAAGTAGATTGAGACCCACAGGCCCGTGATATCTTTCTTATCTTAACATCTGTAAAGAAACCAACATCCATAGGGAAATAATCTATTCCCTGCTTTGTAGGTCTTCCAGCCATAATATGTTTAATTAATACGCATGAATACAATTTCTCTTACTATCAGCGACAAAACGCCGTTTGAGTATAAAACAGTAGGCAACACGTGGATTTCCCTTGGCTGTGGGAACAATAGTTCCATTATTGCATTTTGCGCAAGTATCTGGGCGGATAACTTGCTTGTCTGATTTCTTTTTCATATCTATTTTCCTTTTAAATAATCTGTTACTACAGCGATAAATTCTTCCAAGGAGCGAACGATAACATACTTCGCTCCGATACTATCAAATTCCTTTTGATAGGCTTTTTGGTGATCGCTTTGTCTCCCTGTCTTAGTCTTTAATTCAATTCCCATAAAAGGATAATACTTGTTAGGGATTAACATAAGTAAGTCAGGGAAACCGGCACGTACTCCCATCTGTTTAAACTTTGCAGCTTCGATAGCATTCCGTTTACCGCCATTAGGAGAATGATGCAACCTTAGCCTATATTGAGGATATTGTAAATCGAACCAGCAAACACAAGCTCTTTGCAAATCATCCTCTTCATGTTTTGGCTTCTTGCGGATGTTTTTACCGCAGTACTGGGCTTTCATTTCTTCGAATGTCATGGCAACCTTTCTCCTTACTCCTTTGGAGTTTCTTTCTAGTTTTACGAATCATATCTTCATCTCTCAAATTGTACACCCTCTAATGAGGATTTCTGACGTTTTCAAGCACCGGACTATCGTCTGGTATTCTTGTTTGGTGATTGTTATTTTCATGTGGGGCAGTTTAGGAGTCGAACCTAAATAATTGCATTTGCAATACATAAAGCACTTCGTACGCTTTCTTTATGCTCTCTTTACCATTGAGAATACCTCCCCATGTTCGCCCGCCAATCTTCACAGACAAGCAGGCTGGGGTAAAAAGGTTAACAAAGCTATCTCAACAGCTCGCTCTTACGGATTATAGCCCTACCAGTGACGATAGTATTCTCCGTATTGTGAGATAATGTACTTTACTTAATTCCTATCTGATCCTCGGACAAATGGCGAAATATACCCGTTACCGAACTGAAATAATAGTTCCGCTTCTCGAAGATCAGGTAGATATGGATTACTTTAGTTCTACGCATTTCGCATAACTTTTATTTCAAAACTTCCAAATAGCTGTTATTTGGAATTATACAAATTCTTTGTTTCTTTCAATCTCTTGCTGAGCATAAATCAGCATTTGATGTTCATTTGCGGCAGGCAGATAAATGCCTGCTTGCGCTGCACTCCAATTACGAAAACGATCAATAGATAAGGTCATCTCACCTGTTGTCAGTTCGGCAGAACTGCGCAAATAGGTTACTTCTTGACCTTTCTTGTTGATCGTCTTTCTCTCAAATAAATCACGGTTGCAAGTCCTCTTATAAAAATCAATCTTAACTTCATCAAGGCTGCAACCGTATTCACTACCGAAATACCCTAAAAGAAGATGCAAATAAGAATTTTGGGCAAGTGTGCGGTTGGGTAGCTTCTTCTTCACCTCTACCACCGCACGCTCTTTAAACAGCTTGTTTACATACTCTTTAAACTTGGGTATCTGATATTCATTCTTCAAGTCGAATAGCATAAATTTAGATATTCAATAATACTAATTCCTCATTTAAGCCATTATTCCTTAATATAGAAGAAAAGATAGACACGGCCTTTTCTTCTGTATCTATCTTTACCCCATCCAATGTATAGCAATATTTATCAGAATAGTTGACTTCAATATACCGATGAATGCACCTATGGGCTTTTCGCGTTAAAAGGAATATTGAATAAGGAAAATTATAGTTCCAATGATGGGCTTCTTTCCCTTTTGTATCATATCCCCTAACTCTTAATCGTCGGGAAATATTTGCCTCTAATGGACATACAGACCTTATCTGGCGAAAAGCTCCATTATATCCCAATCGTTTGAATTTTTCTCGGCTCCTTTCCCTTTCTTTTTGCATCCATCTTTCATCTAAAGAAAGAGTATTATACCTGTCTTTAGCCTCCATTTTGGTACACTCTTTGCATTTGTTTAAATGACCATCAGCCATTTGGGAATGACGATAAAAATCTGACAAAGGTTTAATGATACCGCATTTAAAGCACTTCTTCGTTTCCATACATTTAGAAATTAAAAAGGAAGTTGGTCATCCTTTGCATTACCATTTGCATCAACCGTAGGTGGAAAGTTCTGCGGTTGTTGCTGATAATTCGGTTGTGGTGCCGGTTGTTGTACCGATGCACCCTGTGGCGATTGAGTAGCAGTGCCACGTGCCTCTATTTTATAGCACCGAATAGAAGCCATACGCTTAAGTTCTCCATCTTGATTCGTCCAAGAACGTCCTTGTAGTACGAATGACACGGTAACAACATCACCTTGACTAAAACGGTCAAGATCAGCACATTTATCTCCTGAAAACTCTAAGGGAATAACATTCTCATACTCGCTACGCTCACCTGTATAAGGATCATAAGTGGTAGCATCTAAAATAAATTCCCGTTTAGTAAATGAGGAACCACCGTTTTTCGATGGAATTTGAACGGTTTGCCCGATTTCGATTATTCTTCCAGTTATTTGATTTGCCATTAATTTTCTCCTCCAAATATTTTTTTATCAGTGATCAAACTTTTGTTTTCTTCCAAGAACCGGATAAATTCCTCACAATGATTAGTAAGAATAGGTATGTCACGTTCCGGGTTGAAAACGTATGTTTCCGTATAGGTATCTACCACATAACCGCCCTTGTTAAACTCTACGATATTGTACTCAAACGTTCGCACATCTGACCCGTTCTGCATCAGGGCGTATGGATAAACCAAATGCTGGTGATGGTCTTTGAATTTTCCTACAGTGTAACTGCCGGTTGTCTTGATGTCATGAACACTGGTAGGCATCAGTTCATCAATTAGACCGTAAACTAACACATTGCCGTATGCGGTCGGTAGGATTGCTTCTACCCTCTGCTGTGTTAATGCACCTTTGAAATAATCAGCAAACTCACGGCAAAGAGAAATAGGGAATACAAACTCACGATTGTTATAAATTGCTTTTATTGAGATTACCTTTTCACGCTCTTCTTCTTTGTAAAAGGAGCAATTCTCACAATGGGTATTTCTGCAATTAAACCCAAATGGTTTATTACAAATTGTATTTACGAATTTTTGTTTAACACTTTCAATCTGCATAGATTCTGACTTTCGATTCTCAACCATGCAATCAATGATTTCATTGAAAGCTGTGCCACGGTCGGCAGCTTCACTATCGAACGGTTTGCGGTTGATCCGGTCTATCAGCTCTTGGAACTGCAACTCGTGAAATTCTTCAGGGGTGTGGGGAGGATTTTCACTCCATTCCCAGTACTTTTCCCAAACAATATCACTATTCAAATACCCCAAAAAAGCATCAAGGATAGTTGCATAGAAGCGATACTTAGGCTGCTGCATCACTATACGTTTTAGTTTCGCTATTATAAGTAAGCCCCAATGACTTAACTTTTGCAGCAAAGAGATTACGAGCCATTATCAAGGAACTACCAATGTGGTCAAACTCTTTAATATGAGAAGCAAAATTATTGGCAGAATTTGCGTCAGTGATGAACTCGATGCTTTCTTTGATCTCTTCTATCACCTTATTGTATTTATCGCTCTCTGCTTTCTTTTGAGCTAACATAGAAAGATAAGGGTTAATTACTTGTGTAGTGATAAAATCATTCTTTGCTGTAGGATTTCCGTTAGCATCCAAATTCGTAGGAACTTCCATCACTGATGGAAGATTACAGGTATTCTTACCGTCATTACGGTTAGTCGGGTCAAAGGTTATTGTACATTTTACTTTGCCGTTTTCATTCTTAGCTTCCATATAACCAAGTAAATCCAATTCAGTAACAATAGAGTTATATGATTTCTCCCGTAATGCAGGAATGAATACTGTATCGTCACCCTCTTTTCTTGTGTCACGGTGAGCGACAAAGATTATATTTTTGTTCAAGTTAGAAAGGTTTCGAACAAATCCGCTAAACTCTTGATTGATACCACCCCAGTCTCTTATCTGCGGCTGACGAGTTCCACATTTATAGGAGATAATATAATCCATCATTTTTCCAATAGTATCTACTACTATGGTCTGATAAACTGATAAATCCTCTTGCAATACCTGTTGAACATCATTCCAAGATGTTATCTGTACAATATCCACTCCATTTAAATGAGACATATTTACACGTTTTACACCATTATCAAAATCTAGTAATAACGGTTTCGGAGCGCTCAAAGCAGTTGTAGTCTTTCTCATACCTGCCTGTCCGTAAATCATCATCTTAATGGTTGACGGAATCACTAATTCATTACTTTTCTTAATAAGACTCATAACTATATATTATTTAAAGTGGTTAAAATAGTTCCCGGATACCGAATCAACGGACACCGGGATTAAATCAAGATAATTTGCGGATAACCTCACCGCCATATGAATTTCTAGTTAGTTCTATAAACTCATAGACGGTAAACTTATCATTATCTACATCTATACCTTTATCCCTACAAAAAGACTCTCTCCCAGCTTTACAGCTCCCAGTAAGCACATGATGCCATATAAATAATTCCTTAGCAGAGTATTTTTTTGAAAAGTCAGAAAAATGCTCTTTAAACTTATCAATTCTTTCCTCTTCTGTACTATCATCATAAAGCTTTTCTTGCAAAGATTCAAATGCCTCGTGTAGAGTATTACCATGAGAAAACTGATCATTCCCTTTTACTATAAAACAAGGAGTAAGAGATAAGTCGGAACCGAGGATAAATCCTTTTGCAATGTTACCTTTTACATTTGTAATTATAGTAGGTATATTATCTACTATAGAAATAGTATTCCCATTTACAGATTTTATGCCATAGCCATCGCCAGAGCCATCGCCAGAGCCAGAGCCATAGCCAGAGCCAGAGCCATCGCCATAGCCATCGCCAGAGCCAGAGCCATAGCCATAGCCAGAGCCATAGCCATAGCCATAGCCATAGCCAGAGCCAGAGCCATAGCCATCGCCATAGCCAGAGCCAGAGCCATCGCCAGGGCCAGAGCCAGAGCCATAGCCATAGCCAGAGCTAATACTCAGAAACTGTTTTATTCTATCTTCCATCACCTTGCCCATCCTGAAACACTTTCGATAGATTTAACAGATTTATCTGAGCACGGAATAATCTCAATTGCATCCAAAATTTCTATCTCTGGAACCGTAACAGTGAATTTACATCCACCTGGATTAGTCGTACCATTGATCGCTAATTGCGATATGCTAGCAGCACCATCCCAATACCATAATCTACGACAATTTTCGAGCTTAACTTCTCTACCATTTCTTTCTACTAACTCTCCAAAAAATACACCGGAACGATCTCCTCTTACAATTACTTTCTTTTTCATGATTATATATTATTAAAGTGGTTAATCAAAAAGCCCCGAACAGCAAAGCCATACGGGGATAATTCAAAACTTAAATAGCGGACTGGATACCGCACGGAGTCCTTACTCCGGGATTATAGTTAAACAATAGATTATTTTCGTTTTTGAAGGCATTTCAATATATTACCATTTTCTATAGCCTTCATTATTTCACATCGCTTATAATAAATGTATCCTTTGGGCTTGGTAATAATATTACCTTCTTCATCTGTTACAACTTCGATTCCAAACTGATAAGGAGATATAAATCCTCTCTCTTCCAAATTTTCAAGAACCATTCGACCACCTGCGTATTTTTCAGCTTTTGACTTTGGTACTACTATAGATGGATTGTTTAGAAAATCATCCCTCCATTTTTCAAAAGCTTCAATTCCCACTTTTAGGCCTTGATCTATAGCGTATTGTACAACAGCATCCATAATTTAATAGTTTCTGACAACCTGAATATATCCGGCTTCTTTATTGTTCACCACTTTATATAAAAGTTGTCTCTTTTCAATAATTCTCTCTTCTCTAGCTTTTCTATTCAGTTCGATAGTGATTCTACGTATTTTTAATAACATTTCATCGCTATGACCAAATTTAATAGCGTCTTCTTTCTTTAGAAGTTTTTCTTCTATACGTATCCTTTCCTTGCTTTTATCAAATCCTTTTTTTCCTTTTATTCCTTTCATAATACAAATATTTAAATATTAATTTGTGGACAATAAAGGAATCGAACCTCTTTTTCACCCGTGAGAGTACGTTCTAACCATTAAACTAATTGCCCGTTTGCCTGTATCACTTTAGATACAGGGCTTTACATTGAAATACAACAGATATCAATATTCTCACGAACGACGATATCTCCTTAAAGTATATTTTTATTATTTTCATTTTTCCATTTAAAAAGGGATGCACTATCTTCACAGACAATGCACCTCGAACACACAAACACAAAATAAAAACACGACAAAACAAAAAGTTTTAAGTAGCTAATTACTCTTCTCTCTCTAGTCTCTTTTTGTTTTTCTCTATGCACACTTGACACAATGCAAATGCGACAAAAGAAAGCCAAAAAACAACATTAAATTCATTTGCGAACAATATCGTCATGGCAAGAGATATTATCCAAATAATAAATAATGGTATACGTTTCATATTATATATGTATTAGTTAGTGCCCGCACCTTGATCCGATCAAGACTCACGCAAACAGTGCAACTGTTCGTGCGGGCTATATATTAACTTACTCACGTTGCTTCCTTCCGCTCATATCATCGCTGGTTGGCTATTACGCTATACTTCGCATCGGCTATACTGCTTATCTGCGCAGGCTACTTTAACGTGCCCTGAACACGACTTCATTTTTGAGGGTTAAGCCTCCCATCCCGAATTAGGATTCATCGGTTTACCGTTGTGCCCTGAAAGCGTTTCGCTCGCTTCTTTCGTAGATTCTAACCTAACAGAGCCACTTGTTTACTTATCAAACTTAAAACGTAAATTATCACATCCTTTTGGGACTTATTGATGGCAGTCAATTGTTGAGCTGTCACTTCATCTACTACTGCCAATTTTCTTATATACTTTCGAGTGAAAGCTAACCCCTCTTTTATCTCTTCTGTACTCATAATCATCTCCAAGAACTATCATAATTGACATATTTATCAGCAAAGAATGCTTTCAACACATTTCCCTGTTTTGGTTCAATCGTTCTCGGATTCAATGATGCTACATATTCATCCATTTTGAGGCGAGCGTCCACCCAAGAAGTACGCAAGGCAGATTTCAGAGAATAACCATATTGGCGTACATACAACCAAGCTCTCTGCATGATGGCTTTCATGTTATATTTACCATTTCTTACTAAAGCGTAATCTCTATTTTTCATTGTCTTACCTATTTTTGATTATTACTATTGTTTCTGCCAAATTTTATGCTTTTTTTTGTATAAAATATATTTGTATTGCAAATATAGTAGATAGAATATCAACCACAAAACAAAGGTTGATATTTTATCTACTCGAAACATTATTTAACTATTAAGCTTATTATATAGGAGAAATGGGAGCATCTGAATTTTTAAAAATTAATGAATGGTGGAAAGCTGTGCTAATATGCGGGATTGCATCAATTGCGATTAGTTTATTATTTGAGATAGATATAGTGAACAGAAAACATCTAATGGGAACTGGAATCGGAATGTTTATTATAGGCATAGCAAATTGGATGGCCTTAAAGACAATAGTTCAGCAACAAGGACTACAGGGATTCTTTCATGGAGAAATCCCTGTACATAACACTTTTACGAAAATAATGCAAGCGATAGGTTTTGTTATAACAATAGGATTTGGGCTACTGATTATTTGGGAATTAATTTGAGAGTTTTATTATTACATCAGCTATGATAACAGAAAAAGCCAATATAGCGGAAGTAAATCCTACAATGCAACATGCCCAACCTAATTTATCGTTTTTATGAGGAAAAAATTTATTCATATATAATTTAATGTATTGATAATAAAAATATCCGCAATAGGTTGCAGCTACTACGGATACCATATATTAAACCTCTTGTGAGGAAAGTTTAACCACTTTGTCTCTGTAACATCTGCAACTTGTTACGATGCAAATATAGTAGATATATTATCAACCAACAAATAAAAAATCATCATCATGGAAGAAAAAGACAAATTACGTTCTCAACGCTTTGTGGAAGTTATTGAAGAGTTGCAAATCAGCAATCAAGAGCTTAAAGATAAGTTTAAAATAGATAAAACATTAAAATCGAAAATCGTAAATGGAATACAAAATGCATCCATTGATAAAATTGCTGCTATATGTGAGGAGTATGAAAATGCAAATGTTGATTATATTATAACAGGACGAGGAGAACCTCTAAAAAAGCCCAATGAGGAAATCCCTAATATTCCAATAACTTCTGGTATATCAATCACATCAGAAGAAGAATATCGAGATGCAAAGAAAAGAGGATTCCATTTGCTACCACAAGTTAGCTTCAGATTTGCAGCTGGGCAAACACAGTTAATCAATGCTACAGAAGATATTACAAGATACTGGTATCTGCCGGACTGTAAAGATTGTGAAGGCATCGCTCAAGTGGTAGGACGTTCTATGTCCCCTACTCTTCCTTCCGGATGTTGGGTCGCTTTAAAGAGATATACACTCCCAAGAGAAAACCCAAACATGATTCCGTTTGGAAATATATTTGGAATAGTAATAGAGGACAAAGACACGGGAGAATACCATGGGCATATTAAAGTATTGCGCAGGTACAAAGAGCAATCATTGTCTTGCAGATACTGGATCGCTCATTCTATCAATAGTGAGGAATTTGATGATTTTGATATAGAGATAGAGCAAGTTAGAAGTTTATGGATAGTTAAGCAGCATATCGTTAGCGACGCCTTGCTATAGCTCAATCACCCCTTTTTATTAAATGTTGAAATTATCCAATGAAGTACTATATATCAGTATTAATATTATGAACTATTGAAATTCTTAGATATACCAATAGTTCATAATATTATCACTTATTTCGACTCCTCACCTATTTTGAAAACATACTCTACCACCTTATTTATAACTTTATCTATTCTCAAAAAGTCTTGTTTTATATAAGTATCCGTTACCGTCTTCCCTGAAGAATGGTTCAGACACAAAGAGATATCATCCTTGCTTATATCACACTCATTGCGGGCAATAGTAGCAAAAGAGTGCCGGGCTGAATAGAATTGAATGTAATCTATCCCCAGTTCCTCACACAAAGATCTCATACCTCGATGTATTCCTTTGGTTAAGTTTCTCACATTGCTATATCTTTTGTAAAAATCAAACAAATTCTTCCCGGATAGATCGCGATACTTATTAATAATCGGAAGTGCTAACGGATGAACATACACGGAAATGAAAGCATTATCCTTTCTTCTATCTTTTGTCTTTTGACGCTCATACTCTATCCTCCCGTTAACCATTCGACAATTAAGCATATCAACCGCATTCATTCCTGCCAAAAGGAAAGACAAGATATAAATATCACGAGTAAACATAGTAGTCCTTTTTCGCTTATTTATTGGAGAGTAATTATAGATTTTCCTGATTATATCAACATCTACCGCTCTTTTCTTTGCTTCTAAGACTGCCGGTATAGTATATACTTTGAACGGATCATTGGTAATAATGATATCTCCTTTTTCATAGTCATTAAAATGAAGTAAAGCAGCATTAAACACAGATTGAATGATTCCCATATAGGAATGTATCCCAGTATCATTTAAAGCGGATTTCTTTATTGTTTTATATGCTTGTTTAGCCGTTTTATTTTGCCTAACGGTTATATATCTTTCTTGTCTCAACCACGCCTCATATTCACGCAAAAAGCGTGATGTTAAATCTTTTATCAGAAGTTTCTCATTACCATTTTTATGATTAAGAAAATGGCAAAGGGAATTAATACCAGTCGTCTTGACTGTTTTTGTTCCTTCATTTGGTGTTTTCCCAATAAACATTCTAGCAAATTCAATAAAATCTATTTCCTTCCTCTGCTTCCTCCTTTCGATCATTGCAACTATATCCTTGGAAGTTTCGCACTCATTAACTACATCTTGGTGTTCATTTATTATTTGGCGATATTCTCTAACCAATCCGTCTAACTCTTCCTTTATTTTTTCAGAGGTTATCGTACCTGATGCGGAATTTCTCTTAAATCTAACTAATTCTGTGTATATAGAAGTAGAGATATAAGAAGAGGTACGATTATGGGAAATCCTAATCTTCGGATTATACGTATTGTCAGATTTTTTATGATGCTTAAAAACTACCCAGGAAACTGTTGCCATAGCTATCTTTATTTTCGTAAATCATTTGTAAAACAAAGATAGTATTTTGGGAGAGAAATACGCCACCAAATGGTATATTTTAACTATTAAGGAGTATAATAAAATCGCCTCACAGCCCTACAGAAGCCCACAAGTCCCTTTTATCAACTTTTACTTCCCAAATATAAGAA